CACGGGAGGCAGCAGCTGAGGCGGCACGAGAAGCGGCGCGTGAGCGACCACGAGCCATGGACCTTGATCTAGAACGAGAAGCATGACGACGACGATGACGACGAGTAGCCATTTATATATATACGTTACAAAAAAAAACATTCAAAAAACAATTTTTATATTCCTAAATTTTTGAATTCTTATAAGAATTAATTTTAATCCTAATAAAAATTTTTTATCCCTCCCAAACTCGGTTTGTTGAAGGCCACCACATTCCATCCCCTTTTTTTACATTAAATAATGCCCTAAATGTTGGCGACCTTGTCAAAGGAACATTACAACGATATTTATCTAAAGGATGAGGGTCTGTTCTTAAATGCGCAATCATAGATTTTTTACTTATTTTTTGCCTATATTGTACTGCAAAATAAATGAAAAATGCCTGAAAAGATAAACTCTGTATAGGCAATATATCTTCATTTTTTAATTGAAAATCCTTTAAATATTCGCGACAAAGTGTTAAACCTGATATATCTGCTAAATTCTCTCCAATTGAAATGCTTGCATCATATTTTATACCATCCCTTGCTGCAAAAACCTCATATTCCTTAATTATGTTTTTCTTTATTTTTTCAAATGTTTTTTTATCCTTTTCTGACCACCAATTGCTTAATTTGCCATCGGCATCATATTTGCTTCCCCAGTCATCTAATGAATGAGACATTTCATGCCCAATAGTAAAGCCTACATGGGCTAAGTTATATTCTATACCTCGTTCATTTAAATCCACAAATGGCGGTTGCAAATAAGCACAAGGAATATGTATGCTATTTTTTGTTGGCGTGTAAAAAGCATTCACGATAAAAGATTGAGTTCCTGTGAATTTTGGCGGTTCTAAACTCCAATCCACAACTGCAATATCTGGCTGGACTGGCTTATCCAATAAATAAATCGCTATATTATGCCGAACTTGTAAAATTTTTGTCATATTTGTCCAGGCATCGGTTTCAGAATAGTCTAAAATAATGTCATCATCTTTAATTTTTCTAGATCCAATCATTATATGAAATTTCTGCAATTTTTCTAACGCTTTCACTTTGGTTCGCGGTTGTAACCATTTATTACGCTGAATAACACGTAAAAAGATTGTTCGGAAATCTTCTGCCATTGTTTTGACATAATTGACATATTTTTTATTCTCATATTTATCAATGTAAGCATTTTGCAAAAATGAATTAAATGCAATGGCTAGACCAAAAATAGGAAAAAGTTCATCACTAATCGGAGTCGTAAGTCCTTTTTCTAATTTGCCGAAAAAATTAAAATAAGTCAGTCTGCCTTTTTTATTGAATCTTTGTTGTTGTTTTATAAAAAGATAAATCCAGTATGTTCTCCATTCTGACGTGTTCCATTCCTGTTTCAACATATCTGTACAACACTTCAAATAATTTTTGCTTGTAATAATAAAACTATCCGGTGGGTTTTTAAACCCAATTTCTTTGGACAATTGATACCAATCAAACCCATATTTTTCATAAGCCTCTTTCGCGGTGATTACATTATAATTATCAGGGTCTTCATCTTTAATATCATCACATGCCATAGCGTTGAACAATTTTACTTCTATATCATAAATAGCTTGAACATTGAATGTATGATTTTCTCCAAAAGCGTTTGTAAAAATATTTTGCAAATAATTTATGTACTCCTTACGATATTCTTTTTTGTATTTGTCGTTTGTGCCATCATCAAAATAGACCATAATATCTACTAAGGGTAGTTTTGCGGGTTCTATAAAACATCTATAACGTGTAGGATTTTTGTCATCGGGGTTGATTGACCAACCAAACGGAGAACCTGTATTGATCATTTCATTTTGATTTATATATCCAAGCAGTTTCCATAATCCTTTTGGATCTTTTAAGAAACCATCTATTTTTTTCAATGAATCTTCTGCATGAACAATAGATTGTTCCACTGAGTCTAGGAGTAATAAAGACCTATGCAATGTCTTCATCGCCTTCGCCCGTGGATCGTTATGCTTAGATATATATTCTTTCATGATTTGCAATAGTTCTTTATACACCTTATCTTGAATAAGACGAAAATTATCTACTTGAGCTAAATAACCTAGTTCTTGTTCTATGTTAAACTCTTTCATCCAACGATCATTTACATAGGAATAAAAATCATTCTGGGGCAAAATTTGTGATGGACTAACCGCCTTTCTTAAATCCTTTAATATTTTTGCTTCTAAATTATAGCTTGTAGAGAGAAAATCTATGTCAGCCTTTCTAAATTTTTCTTCAATTTTGTCTTCAAATGTATCAAATGTGGCAAAATTTTTACAAATAATTGCCCTTTCTTCATCTGGAATTTTTTCTTTTATTCTTGATTTTCTTGTTTTTGAATTGTTATAATTATTTTTATTCTTTTTTGATAATACCATACAATATTATGATATTATTATTTGTTATAAAGATTTATCTACTATTATAAAGATTTATCTATAGTAACTTCTCTCGCAATTCGTCGGATGATCTTTTCATTATGTTGTGGTTCGTTATCTCCTTTTCCCCCCAAAACTTCAATTACTAATTTATTATATTGATCAGACCTCTTTGAATAGCTTTTAATGCAATCTGGATATTTTTCCTTGAAAACATTCAACATTTTGGCGTTTTTGTGCATAATGTATTTAAGAGCCTTTTTGATTCTATCCTTATTTTCCGTTTCCTTTTCCCATTTATTTTCATCTTTAATATACATAATTTCTCTCTTCACATCCGTACAATGGAGCGGTCTTTTTGTAATATCTAATGCTTTCAGATTCTTTAAAATAATATTGGTCATTCCATTGACATAGCCTAATTCTCCGACTTTTTCCAAATCCTCAAGACCTATTTCCATGGAATTTACAAAATCCATGATATTCATTGCATCTTTACACGTTTCATTTAAAAATACATTTAAATTAAATGTTTTATTATGCGAATTGTTTGTATTATAAAAATTATTGCAATTGGTTGTTGTTTTTACTTGTTTTTGTAATTCACCATTTTGCATTATAAGTTCATTATTTTGTTTCATAATTTCAAGAACAAGATTTGTTAAATAATTAATATCATTATTTAAAACTGGGTTAGTTTTTGAACTTATGAGTTGGGTATCGTTTGAAATTGATTTTTCTGAATTTGAAATTGGATTATTATCATCAGACGTTTTTTTATCGCATATTTTTTTATGCCTCCATAGGCCGCTTCTATCCTTATATGCTTTTGAACATTTATCACAAATAAAATTATGGTCTTGCGTTTTTTTGGTTGATTTTTGTTGAAAAGTGTTGCTAAAATGTTTATCGGTTGATAAGTGTCTATTAAAATCAGTCTTATTACACGATAAATAGTCACATATTTTGCATTCAAATTTTTGTTCAGTTTTTTTGCGTTTTTTTTCGGACATTTGTTGCTTATATTTATCAACGAAAAAAACGTCTAAACCCTTTTTTGAAAAAATAAAAAAAATTATCGTCATAAATTTAAAAAACTTTTTTTGGGGACCAGAGCTTAAAATTTTTTTATCGTCACAAATCAAATATTTCGGGGGTATTTTGAGTTCACTTTCAAAAAATGGACAAAAAAAATGTCCTTTTTTCGAAAATGTTTTTCAGAATGGACCCAAAAATATTCAATATTTCGATATGGTTCTTTAAGTTATTCTAGAATATATATTATTTTTTAACTTAAAGAACAGAATTTTGGTTTTAACCTAATAATCTATCAAATGATTCTTCTGAACAACTCTCCGACAATACATTATTTTGCAAATAAATTCCATAACGAGTTTTTACATTTTCATTTTCCAAGACAAGATGACACAATGTGTATTCTTGATTATCGGTTATTTTCTCAAACTCACTGCTGGCACATGCAAGCACTAATATTTTATCCTCTATCATTTCATTAAAACCATATTTTTTTGGTTGTTGTTTTTACTTGTTTTTGCAATTCACCATTTTGTAATATGAGCTCATTATTTTGTTTCATAATTTCCAGCACAAGATTTGTTAAATAATTGATTTCATTTGGTTTCGGCATAACTTCATTCTCGCTTTCAGAATTGCAAATGGAATTGACATTATTTGATATATTTTTATCACACAGTTTTTTGTGCTTCCATAAGCCACTTCTCTCTTTATATTTCTTATTGCAATGGGAACAAATAAAATATTGAGATTGCAAGATTTCTGTTTCCTGCATGTTTCCATTTGTTTCCATTTTGTTTCCATTGTGCTTTTGCGTCTGGAGATGAACTTTAAAATTTGTCTTATTACACGTACTGAAGTCACATTTTTCACAGAAAAATTTTTGCATTTTTTTTGCATTTTTTTGTGTTTCCATTCTTGCTAAAATAAAGACATAAAAATTTTTTAAATTATTTTCTTTAAAAAATTTATCGTCATAAATTTGAAAAATTTTTTTTCGTGACCAGACCATAAAATTTTTTTATCGTCACAAATCAAATATTTTCCGGCATTTTGGGTTCACTTTTCAAAATTGGACAAAAAAAATGTCCATTTTTCGAAAATGTTTTTCAGAATGGACCCAAAAATATTCAATATTTCGATAAGGGTCTTTAAGTTACTTTGAGAATTTATTATATTTTTGCAAACCAATATAAATAGCAAATAAACATAAAACCATGCAATAATCTATAAAAACCGATCTTCTATTTTATTCAAGAGCTCTTCATCATATACTAAATTTCCAGATGGTTTATAGGATTTTGTAGAAGCGTATTCTCTCTTTTTAACTTTTTCGGACGCATTTTGTTTTGGGTTATCCAATGGTTCATAAGTCAATTTTAACGCATCTTCGGGTTCATCTTCATTTATCTTTTGCCCATATTCATTGACTTCTATACCTGTCTTCTTTTTGAACTCGGTACGCACATAAGCAGGAACCCAATGCATCCAAGAAATAAACAATGTATTCGGATGTATATATCTCACATTGAAACCATTATCCTTGAGTTTGCTCATTATATATGCAATACATGCCGCTTGATCATATCTAGGAACGCCAATAATAATTTCAGGTACTAAATACCAGCAAAATTGCTCATTCTTTTTTTGTCGGGATGTTGTCTTAATTCGCACGTGAATACGATTTAAAATTTTATTAAAGAGTGCAAGCTGGTTTAAGTCGTGTTGCCTCTTCTTTTCATATAGTTCATCAATATTGATCTTTTCCGAAAAATCATGAAGATTGTCCAGAGTAAAAATGTTTGCCATTTGTATTTTGTGTGAAAAAAAAATACAAATTTATAAATAAAAAGTATTTAAAACTTTGATCAAATATTTAATAAATAGATGACAATTAAACATTTGGTTATTTCAGGGGGTGGTCCTATTATGATACAAACGTTAGGAGCCATTCAGCATTTGACCGAAAATGAATTCTTTCATGTAGAAGAAATAGAAAGTATTTATGGGACATCGGCCGGCGCCATAGTTGCGGTTTTGCTATGCCTAAAGTTTGACTGGGAAACTATGAACGACTATATTATAAAAAGGCCCTGGCACGAAGTTTTTCCGATTAAAGTCCAAAATATTTTGGATGCATACACAAAAAAAGGCATATTTGACATTAAAACAGTTGAAAAATGTTTTAAACCATTATTTGATGCAAAAGACATTTCACTTGACGTAACATTACGTGAATTTTATGAATATTCTAAAATAGAATTGCATATTTTCACATTTGACATCAATGCTTTTAAAACCGAAGATATTTCTTATTTGACCCATCCAGATTTGAAACTTCTTACTGTCATACAAATGACAAGTAGTTTGCCCATTTTAATGGAACCGGTTTGCATCAATGATAAATGCTATATTGACGGAGGCATGAGCTGTAATTATCCGATGGAATATTGCGTGAATGCGAAAAAAGATGAAAATGAAATATTAGGCTTCAAAAATGTTTATCAGAAAAAAGAGGATAATATAACCCAAGAAAATAACATGCTTGATTTTTTGCTTTCCTTTTTGTTTAAAGTTTTGCGTAGTTTGAACACTGATGACAAACAACCCAAAATAAAAAATGAGGTTCTATGCAATGCTGATTTTATAAGCATGGATGTTTTAAGTACAGCATTAAAATCCATGGATGTGCGAAGACAATTGCATAATGCTGGAAAAGAAGCGGCTTCCCAATTTTTGAAAAATTATAACAACAATGATACCCTGATGGAAGAAGTGAAGAGAGAAATGGACTAAATAACTGTATTAATAAACTGTGTTAAATTGCTCTTGGTTGGTTTGGCATCAAACTCAATAATCTGGTTATCTTTATTCATTTTGATCGTGGGGAACCCTTCAATTTTATATTTATCCATCATCTCAGAAACTTCGGCGGTTTCTTCGGTACAATTGACTTCTGTAAAAATAACCTTGTGACCATTAATCACCTTGTTTTCATATTCAGCCTTCACATCCTCCCAAATGGGTTTTGCTGTTTTGCAATGAGGACACCAATCCGCGTAAAAAAGCATTAATTCTGCATATGGTGTAGATCCTGATGATGTTCCTTGCTCACTATTGGCACTGTAAGTAGGCTTTAAAAGAGGTCCTAGCTTGAAAAAATAGTAATAAAGTCCAATTCCTAATAAAATCATAGATCCAAGAATAACCAAGATAGTTGTCATGCTCATATTAGCGCCTGCGGTTTTGATTTTAGAGAGAAAGCCACCGGTTTCAGATGATCCGGTTGGAAAATCCAACTTGTTCATGTTAATATATCTACTCATTATATTATATATATGTAAGAATAATTTTACTACAAACGAATAACGAATAAATAGAAATATAGAATAAAGAAAATGTAATAAAGGATGGCTTCTTAATTATTATAAGAATGATTTTTAGAAATTCAGAAGGGAAATGTGTGAATATTAAAAAATATGAATATGCAAATGACAAACTTTTTTATAAAAAAATTATTTCTACAAAATTTCCGACTTCTAAATTGGATGAAAACCCTAGTTACTCATCAGAAATCATAAGAAGCTTTTTAAAATGAATACGATTAACACACCTAAAAACAATGTAAATACATAACTACATACAATATTTAATTGTAATTGAGCATTATATTCGTGTCTATTATTGTCACCAGTCATTGAGTTCAAGATATTGGTTTGTTTAACATTAAGATAAATGCTATATGCCAATATAATAACAACAAGTATCTTTACAATAAAGCTTGCAGTTGTAAATGAACTGAGAGGTCCTAAAACAAATACAAGTATAACGAACATAGAAAGAAAAGATGTCATGCATACTTTTTTGGTGTCATTATCTAAAAAATTCACAAAGAGCTCGTTCATAGGATTATTTTATTATGAGAAAATATTATTTATATAAATATATATAAATAATATGAAAACACAAAAGAAGAGAAATGCCCGTAATAAAACAAAAAGGATATTTAAAAAGACCGATTATAACTCTGGCGATGGTATGCTTACCACTGTATGGGGACCAGCCCAATGGCATTTTTTGCACACTATGAGTTTTAATTATCCGGTAAATCCAACGCCTGAAGATAAAAGAAATTATAGAAACTATGTATTAAGCTTGCAAAATGTTCTCCCTTGTAAATATTGCCGCATGAATTTAAAGACAAATTTAAAACAAATGCCGCTACGAATGAGTGACATGAAAAATCGTGAAACCTTTTCGCGTTATATTTATAATTTACATGAATTGGTGAATAAAATGTTGAAAAAACAATCAGGATTATCTTATTGCGATGTTCGTGAGAGATATGAACATTTTAGATCACGTTGCACAGACGAAAAAGTAAAAATATTTAAATTTAAGAAGCTACAGAAAACAAAGAAGGAGAAAGGATGCACAGAGCCACTTTATGGGAAAAAATCAAAATGTGTTATCAATATAGTGCCTCAAGATGAAAAGGTACCTACCATGCAAATTGACGAAAAATGTATAAAAACACGCGAATAGAATTGAATAAATTATGTTATTATATTATATATGAACCGCAAACGTGGAGTTTCAGAAATGGAAGATAAAATAACATTGGATTTTGAAACACCTGAAACATTGAGAGATAGTTATGTAAAATCATTAAAAGAATGGAATGAAGGTATTAAGAAAAATCAAGATATGATGAATTTATTTACTTTAAATAAGATATCGTTTTTATTTTTAGTATTATTAGGTTTGTTGGCATATGCAAGACCAGAGATTATGTCGGGTTTGGCGGGCGATGATTTAAATATAGCGAAAACGGCGGAAATGAGGGCCATGGTGCAAGAAGGGCTTCCCTATGATGTTGTAGTGAAAAATGTGGAAGAATTTGCGGCTAAGGTTTCTCAAATGCGTTTTTCCTTTCAAGGTGGTCAGTTGCTAACTGCAAATGAAATATTGGACATTCTTAAACAAAACTCCATGTTATTGCCATTTATTACGCAAATGGAGTCTGTATTTGGCATACTAAGAGGTTCCTTCAATGAGGTAAAAGGTCTATTATCATCTAGTTATTCACTTTTAGACGATTTGTCCAAGGGAAATATTAATAGAAGAAATATTGGCGATTTTGTAGGTTACGGAATATGGAGTGCCATTTTATATATTGGTTACAAGGTTGCAGAAACGTCTGTAAATGTTGTCAAAGCTGTCGGCTCTAGAGTGTCTGAATATGGAAAACAAAAACGTACAGTTGGCGATGAATTTTTATTACCTCAAGCGCCTACAATGAGAGAATACGGTTTGAATTCTCTCATGCATCTAAATATTGATGGTGAGGATAAGGTTGTATTTTTAAGTGATATTTTAGAGACAATTAATACAAGACCGCCACAAATTGTGGGTTCATTCTTTGACTTGATGTTGGCCAAATTATTTGAGCATCAGGAAGCATGGACAGTTATTGATGATGATCAATCGGAGGCAACAGCTGCAACATTTTCAAGCCAAATTACTGCAAAAAGCAGTGAAAGTATGCAAAGGGTATCTAGTGAAGGATATGGAGGAGAGTTTGAGAGAATGGCTGAATTTATTAATAATCATATGGGAAGCACTATAAACCAATCAGGGATTTTACTCGCTAATGGATTTACCAATTTGTATGCATCCATGTTAAATATAACGTGTATTTCAAGTCCTGGCTCAAAAATGGAAACATATGCGTCCCAAGAGACCCAAGGGACTCAAGAAACTGTAATGAGTGAAATTACTATGTCTTCTTTAAGTCGTTGCAGCACATATAAAAACGAAGAAATTGACGATATGACCTATAGTGCATTGACAAATACTTTTTCATCTTCCTTAAAACGTTTATTTGGCAAAGAGGGAGGACGACGCAGAAGAAAGAAAACAATGAAACGAAAATCCACGAAAAGAAGAAAAAACCAGAAAAAACACACTAGGAGACGCAAGAAGACACGTAGAATACATTAAATATTTTAGATTTTAATTTTAGATTTTAGATTTTAATTTTAGATTTTTGATTTTATATTTACAATAAATTACTGTGTATATAAAATTTTACATACCGAAACTGCTAAAATCATTTAATACTGGCATGGGTAAGAATTCGCTAGCTAATGCATTGTAATTCGGAACTTTTTTGCATTCAAAGGATGGCTCGGGGCATCTTGCACATGGAGGACAAGCCGGGCATGGTTCTTCTCTTGGGCAAGTAGTAGATGTAGGACAAGCAGGGCATACAGGAGGAACAACCTGTGATTTTAATATATATAAATCTTCTTGTCCAGGTGGAATTTGACTCGCAGGAATGCCTGGAGGCAATGTGTCATAATAATTTGCGCCAGGTGCTCCTATGCCAGGAGCATTGTAACCAGGTGGATTGCCAACGCCAGCAGCTCCAGGTGGATTATATCCGGGGCCTCCTACTCCAACTCCATTGTAGCCAGGAGCATTGTAACCAGGTGGATTGCCAGCACCAGCCGCGCCAGGTGGATTATATCCTGGTCCTCCTACGCCAGCAGCAGAACCATAGCTTGCACCGAGCGAATTATATCCTGGGGGGTTATAACCAGGACCTCCGACAGCTCCTGGCGCATTATAACCTGGGGTAGTGTATGCATTTGCGTCAAAAGGAGGATATTGATATCCAGTTGCACCATAATATTGTGTATCTGTAGTTTTTGCAGGATTATATATCGCATTACCTTCTGATGTATATGTACGAGTTCCATTAGATGTAGTAATTTGAATGGCTTGACGACCATCTTCGGTTACAACCACCGTGGCAGTTTCGCCATTGGGACCGTAAAATCTAGCGGCTTCACCTTCAAACCCTTCCACTGTTTCACTTTCAACCACAACGGTTTCGCTAGGTGGAACGCTTGTATAAATAATAGGAGTTGAGTCTATGGCAGACGTTACCTCAAGAGATTGCGTTCCATCTGTGGCCGTAATTACTTTAATTTCACCTCCGTCTGTTCCAGTAAATCTAGCTCCGGTTTGCAATTTTGATGAAGATCCGCTATAATGGTTGTAATCTTCATAATTTAAATTAGAAGTTTTTTTTCCATTTCTATTTCCATTTTTTGCATTTGTAGCACCTTTTTCATTTGTTCTTTTATTATTATTATTTTCAAGGCCTTCCATATTTGGAGTTCCTCCTAAAAATGCAGCTAAAAGAAGACCAAATAACAAAATTAGGAAAACAATTATTGCGTTAGAAATCATTGTATAATTTATACAGTGAAAAAAGTTTCAAATTAAATTGAAAAGAAAAAATAAGAATAATTGAAATCAACTATTCAAAAATGAAAGACGAAGTTGTTCAAGCTGTTATTATTGATGATTCGGACAATGAAGAAGAAATAATTATACCTAAACCTAAAAGAACTAGGACGAAACCGGCTCCCTTAAAAGCATTCAAAAATGAAGATGAAAATATATATGAAATTGGTGTAGATGAGGCGGGGCGTGGTCCGTTATTCGGTAGAGTTTATACGGCCGCGGTCATTTTACCTAAAGGTAGCAGTTTTGATCATTCTTTGATGAAAGACAGTAAAAAGTTTCATTCCAAAAAGAAAATTGAAGAAGTTGCAGAATATATTCAGCAAAATGCATTGGCATGGTATGTCAGTTATGAAGATGAAAAAGTAATAGATGAAATTAATATATTGCAAGCGACACAAAAGTCAATGCATACCTCTATTTTGGAGGCTAGAAAACAGATGATATCACGGCTAAAAAATGAAAATAAAAGTGAATATTTATTTCATTTGCTTATAGACGGGAATTATTTTAATCCTATTACGATTTTGAATAAAAAGTCAAACAAAATAGAATATATTCCTTATGACACGATTGAAGGCGGAGATAATAAATATGCCGCGATTGCAGCCGCATCTATTTTGGCCAAAGTTTATCGCGATAAATATATAGATGAATTATGTGAAGAACACCCAGAATTGGTAGAACATTATGGCATTGATAGTAACAAAGGGTATGGCGCCAAACGTCATTTAGATGGAATAAAAGAACACGGAATTACAATATGGCACCGGCGCAGTTTTGGAATTTGCAAGAGCTTTGCTTAAAGTTATATTTTCATATCAAGCTCAATAACATAATCAAACGATATAAATTTGTTTTCATTTGGGTAACCAATTGGGTTACATGCAAAAGGAATATCATATATTTTTTATAAGAAGGAGTATGAGTATGACCATATATCCATGCATCTATTTTTCCACTTTTCTCTCTAATCAAGTCATTCAGGTTGCAACAAAACCATTGATTATAAGGAGCAATCTTAGGAGTAATATATTTAGGATGTATTAAATCATAGGAAGGCATATGATGTGTTATGATAATGCAGTTGTCATTTTTTTCTAAAGCGTCATCTAAAAAATCAACGTTCAGCATATTTAAACGGTTGCATTTCATGTAGTCAAAATTGGGAATACAATATATATCATTTATTTCATACTCCGGTCTCGTAATTTTTGACCATAATGTCGTTCCTATAAAACATTGGTTTTCATAATATTCCCAACTATTGTTTACACCTTTTCTCATTTAAAACGCCCATTATAGACGCTAAAAAATAAGAAAAAAGGAAGTAATGGCGAATTTCACGCCTTACCATACTTATCTTCCTTAACGGAGTATCGTAGGTATTTATTCAGATTGTTCCCTAAAACATTTTGGTCTTCTTTTTCCTTGTTTTTCACATTGTAAAAGAAGTAAAATATTCTTGGAAGCATTTATGTCCCTATCCATACAACATAATTTACACTCGTTGGAACTACAACGGATTACGCTATGGTATTGAGACATTCTTGCTTTTCCTTTAGCATCGCTCATCTTTGATTTACATAATTTTTTATTTCTGTAAAGAGTTATTCGTTCAAAACAACTATTACATGTTTTGCTTGTTCCCCATTCATCTATTTCTACCACATCACAATATTTTTTCAACTCTTTCTTTAATTTTAGAATGGGTGTTGTTGGATGGTTCTTCACCAATCCGTGTTGCTGTGAATAATCACCAAAACCAACAAGTGTTTTTTTATTATTTGTTATTTTTTTACATATTTCATGTAATGATGCTTTGCTTCTGCAATAAGAAGTAAAATTTAATCCTCTAAAATTTTTATTACAATGAAATATGAAAAATGTATCTATATTGGGAAACACATATTCAAAATATCTCATCATTTTACTTGTATTGCTAACCTTGAAACTTGGAATGTTTTTCCACAATGCATAATGTTCCCATTCTTTATACCACACTTCTCTTTTCTTACATGCATAAATCATTTTACTATTGTGTCTATATTCCTTTGTAGAACCTTGCAATACATCACCATTGTCATTACATGAGGTGTATAAACTTCTGACTCCGGGGTCAATTCCCACATATTGTTCATAAACAACATTTTTAATGTCTTTTATTTTTATTTCTTTTGCTTTTGGTTTTTCCATGGTGATTACTCCACTCTTACCATCTGTGAAAATAGTGTAATGGAATGATTTTGTATGTGTCTCATATTTTTCAATATTGAAAAGGGATAACCAATATTCTCTTTTCTTTTCATCAAAATCTTTCAAATTAGGTTCTTTTGTTAAATAGGAAATAATGTCTTCCAAACAAGATGAGCAAATTTGTATATTGTCCATTGTAAATGAGTGTTTATTTGGTAATAAATTAAATATCCGGACACCCTTTAGATTTGTATGCTTTTCATATTCTTTCAAAATTTTATGATAAACTTTGATAAAATGTGATGAATATTTTAGAATATTGCTTTCAGTTGGTGTATATTTTAACCATTGTTTCATTGAAAGAATAAAATAGTTCTTACCATTATAGTTCTCATCATAAATATCCTTGCACCATTTGTAAATAATACTTTTTCTGGTTTCGCCCGTTTTTAATTCTAAATATTTTGAAAAGCGTTTATAAAAATTAAGTTTCAAATGGTTTTTTGTCATGGTTATTTGTTGTTTATTCAAATTATTTATCAAATTACCCATTTTGTCTCTAAAAGGAACATCGTTAATTAAATGAGAAAATTGTGAAAACGATTTATACATTTCATCTTCTGTATCAATTTTAGATTTTCTATTTTTCATAACAGAAACATAACTACATGCATTGTAAAAAAGATTTTGTGTAAGTTCAGGTAATTCTTTATTTTCTTCCAATAATCTTGTAAAGTGGAAATTTAATAACTTATATGATAAGAAACTGATTTTGTTAATGTTATACACTATCTCTTGAATTCCATGTTTCAAATAATTATTTTTACATAAACTATTCCATGTCATTTTGATACAGACAAAATCCGTATCTTTGTTAGTTTCCTTGCGTTTGGAAACATCGTCCCTCTTTTTCTTGACTTTGGGAACTTCCATTTATACATATACAAAAGAAAATAATTTCTAAATACTTTTATAAATTATTTAATTCCTAAATTTCTTGGTTATTTTGATTTTCTAATTCTTTTTGTTTCTTTTTTTCCTTTTGTTTCAAATAAGCATTTCTTCTGTATTGTTTAATTTTATCAGGGTTTTCCTCTGCAATTTTTTTCAGTCTTTCATTTGATTTTTTTATTAGTTCTTTTTTATTATTCTCGTAATATTCTTTTTGAGAATGTGAATATTTGTGTAGTTCTTTTTTTAAATTTTCATTTTCATCTTTTAATTCTTGAATTTCCTTAATTAATTGTTCCATTTAATACTTATATAAAAGTAATATTTTTATATAATTTTAACTATATAAAAATGGGCGTTTTAAATGAGAAAAGGTGTAAAAAGGATATGTTTTTAAATCGTTGAAAATAATCAGTCAAATATGCATTTGTTTCTTCCATGGTTTTTGTTTTACTATAATATTCGTGATTTCCTGCAATGACAAATGTTTTTTTGAAATTTTCACTTATAAAATTCATAAAAATATTGTAATTTTCTTGGTATGGATTTCCAATGTCTCCTGCTAATATACATATATCATCAAAACCAGGAGCAATTTTTTCAATAAAAGTAGATATTTTCTCTCGTGGAATAAATTCTAGATGTAAATCAGAAAAATATCTTAATCTTAGTTTCATTCTATTATACTAATTTATGACGAGATTTTATCTTTATTACATTTATTGTTCCATTTTGATTATTATTTCAATTCTATAAAAAATAAAATTGATATTTTTAATGCAACAAATAAAACAATAAATTAAAAACTTAAATAGATCAATAGAATAATAATATGCTTGTTTTGGTTTTTGACACAGAGACTACTGGCCTTCCAAAATCATCCATTGCGAATAAAAATACATTAGGATTCTGGCCGTACATTGTACAGTTTAGTTATGTTGTTTATGATACAAATACAAATGAAATAACCAAACTGAATGATTGGATCATCAAATTACCTGAAAACATAAATATCTCAGAAGATAGTACAAAAATCCATGGCATTACAAATGAAATGTCTCAAAAACGAGGCGTAGATATTTCAGTTGCATTAGAAGAATTCTTCGTGGATTTTTATAAATGTGCTGAAATAGTCGCGCATAATATGAATTTTGACTTTAACATGGTAAATGTTGAAATGATGCGAATGATGGAAAATAAAAATTTGGGTAATAAAACTGAAGTTCAAATGAACGAAGATCTTAATTATTTTAATAATTGTAAAAAATTTTATTGCACTATGCAGGAAACAATTGAATTTTGCAATATTGAAATGTTTGATAAAAAAGGAAGGAAGTATTTGAAATTTCCGCGATTATTAGAGTTATATCAAAAATTATTTAATGAAACGCCGAACAATTTACATAATTCTTTGAATGATACAGTCATTTGTTTGCGTTGTTTTATGAAATGGAAATATAATGTTGATATAGCCAAAAATAATAGCGACATTATGCGCTTTATAGATTTGAATCTAAAATAGAAAAATAGACTTGCATTGTAATATACGCACCCATCATAAAAACAAACGTATCCACAAATGTATCAATTAAATTACTATCGCCAGTAAGTTTCCATGGCTTAGCCATTCCAATAAACATTTGCCATAATTCCCAAATAGTATGAATAATAAATAAACTAAGATAATAAAAATGTATTGTTTTGTCTAAATATAAATAAATAGCACCTATTATTACACCTGAAAAGAAATGCATAAATGTCCAACCATTTATATAGAATGAGTTGTTTGGAGTTGTATAAATATAATAATCCAACATTTTTTTAATGGGTCCTGGTAAAAAGACATCTCCACTATTATACATTACTTTTTTCCAATTGATTGTCATAATAATATGTATATAAATAACATATATATTATTATTCAAAATGTATCAACTGAAAAAAAAGCACTAAGCCGAGCAACTTTCACAGATTTCATGTGTTTCCTTTGCTTCGGGCTCAATCGTAAATTGCTGCGCCCTATGCTTGGCTTTGCGTCTCAAATAATAAATTCCGGTCTTAAGACCTTTTTTCCAGGAATAAAGATGCATGGATGTTAAAATACTATACGTTGGGTCTTCTAGCCACAAATTGAGACTTTGGCTTTGGCAAATATATGCGCCTCTATCTGCCGACATATCAATCAAATGTCTCATAGGCATTTCCCACACAATCTTATATTTATTTCGCATATGTTCTGGTAACATCGTTAATTGCTGAATAGATCCTTTATTTGCAATAATATTATTTTTAATTTTCTCGTTCCATTGACCCATTTCAATGAGTTCTCTCATCAAATATTTATTTACGACAACAAATTCACCCGCAAGAGTTCTTCGGGTATAGAAATTACTCGTCAAAGGCTCAAAACATTCATTGAATCCCAAAATTTGTGATGTTGAAGCTGTTGGCATAGGGGCAAGCAAGAGAGAATTACGAAGTCCATAAGTAGTAATAGATTCTTTTAGAGAAGCCCAATCATAACGATTGCTTGGAACAATGGACCACATATCAAACTGGAGAATTCCTTTGGATGCGGGAGATCCAGGGAAAGAACTATAAGATCCACCATATGAATCCAACACGGTTTTCCAATTATAAATATTATTTTCCCACTTATTCATGTATTCCAATTTTTCAGTATGCTGCAAATTTTTCATTTTTTTATATCTTTCTAGGGCCAATTCATTGCTTTTGGTTAGAGCTGCATGGTAGATAGTTTCAAAAATAAGTTTATTTATTTCCTTTGCTTGTTCAGAATGATAAGGTATGTCAAGCATAATAAAAACATCCGCCAAACCTTGGATGCCGATGCCAATTGGGCGGTGCTTCATATTGCTTGTTAGCGTCTTTTCCGTAGGATAAAAATTAATATCAATAATTCTGTTTAAATTATTAGTCACAACTTGTGTCACGTAATGCAGTTTGTCATAATCAAACGTTTTATTTTTTTCATCCACAAAAGTTGGCAATCCAATGGAAGCCAAATTACACACCGCGGTTTCTTTATCGTCTGAGTATTCTATAATTTCGGAACACTGCCCTGTAATAATTCCGTTAAAAATCCCCATATGTCTTTTAGGTTCTGTGAAACAATATGTATCACAAAATTCATAATAGTCATCTACATATTTTACTCTTGCAGATTTATAAGATGGAATATTATTATTTATATTCGTCGGTTCATTATATCCAATCAATTCCATATTTATTTTTAAATCTTTAGCTTGAACCTCTTCAATAAATTTTTCTCCATCTTCGGCATAGGAATAAATATAAAATTTATGATAAGGAGTGCATCTTAATTTTCTTAAATTAACCATATTGCCTTCTGTTTCTATAGTAATTCTAATAATCTTTTGATTTTCACCCGTTTTTTTAATAGTTGTTTCACTCCATTCTTCACCATTCCAAACATTTATTGTTTGATTTTCTAAATTTTGAATTTCAATATGACCTTTGTCAGTTAATATAAGAGTTTCTGGTGCAACACAAAGGTTAGACGATTTAATCGTGCCAAGATTTTGCTGATTTGATTTTCTATTCGCAGCATCTTTATATAAAATATAAGGAGTACCGGTTTCCATCTGAGCGTCTAAAATTTTAAACCATAGATCACGTGCATTCATTGTTTTCCTAACCTTTCCGACACTCTCATAATTTTCATATAATTTTTTAAAATCATCCCCCCAAACATCCGCCAAACCCGGGCATTCATTTGGACACATTAGACTCCATTTTCCATTTTTCTCTACGCGTTCCATAAACAAATCAGATACCCACACCGCATAAAATAAATCTCGTGCCTTGAGCTCTTCATCTCCATGATTCTTCTTCATTTCTAGAAAGTCCTCAATGTCCGCATGCCATGGCTCTAAATAAATAGCAAATGAACCATTGCGTTTGCCTCCCTGATCAATGTAGCGAGAGGTATTATTAAAAACACGCAACATAGGAACGATACCTGTTCCAGTTCCATTTGTACCTTGTATATGAGAACCTTTAGCTCTTATATTATGTATGTGAAGACCAATGCCTCCCGCATATTTTGATATATGCGCACAATCCTTTAATGTATTAAAAATGCCTTCAATGCTATCTTCCTCCATTGCAATTAAATAACAGCTTGATAATTGCTGTCTTGGAGTTCCGGAATTAAAAAGGGTAGGGGTCGCATGGGTAAAATATTTGCAGGACATTAGGTCATATGTTTCCTTAATCAAGGTAAGTCTCTCTTCTTCGGATGTACCAGGAGTTTGACAATGTAGTCCAATAGAAACGCGCATCCACATATGTTGAATTCTCTCTAGTATCTTGTTTCCAATTCTCATTAAATATGCTTTTTCCAATGTTTTAAAACCAAAATAGTCAATTAGATAATCTCTATCATATACAATCATGCTATCTATTTTCTCTCTATGCATGGAGACAAATTCCCATAATTCTTCTGATACTAATGATTTTTCTTTTCCATGAAGATCCTTGAAAGAATGAAGCTTTTCAACTACCGTAAAAAAAGAAGCATCTGTATTTTTTTGGTGATTGGAAATAATGATACGCGAAGCTAATGTAGAATAATCTGGATGCATTGTAGAAAGTGTTGCGCATTCTTCTGCGGCGAACTCATCAATCTTTGTAGTAGATATCTTATCATAAAGCTGATCAATTACCTTCATAACAAGCGATGAATAGTTAATCTGGATTCCAACCTCTTGACCTAATGTTTTAATTCGTTTCAAAATTTTGTCAAACGATATTTCCTCTAGTTCTCCATTACGTTTTGTGACACGCATTTCATTTTTCGTATCCATTATTATTAGTACTATTTATTACGTTGCTTTTATATTGATTCTTTGAATTATTCAAAATTCAAAATTCAAAAATCAAATTCATAAATTGTTGAAACCAAACATACAAAATAATATATTCAGAATATATATGAATATATTTTACTTTTCTGTATTAACTTTATTAGCCTTATTAGTATTATTGCCTTTAACTAGCCACCTTATGGAAGGATTTTCTAATTATACTTTAGCGCAAGCTGACGGCGAATATCCTTTTGCCCAAACAAGCGTTTTGGTACAAGATGAATTCCCTCTGACAGGAAATAAAGGAGTTTCTGATGAAAGTGCTGGAAAAATGTGGTGGAGATATCCGGTGTTTGAAGTAGGTTCTTATGATCAAATAACAAATAATATTCGTTATTCAAACAATCCAGATGTTGGTCAGTGCATGCCCGCCGACGTATGTTTTGCTTTATATAAAGATCGCAAACATCCGTCCAACTATGTAAAACCATTGCCTCCTGTTAATCCGGATTGCGGAACCCGTGTTGGTTATTTTGCGACAGATGTGAATTTATTGCCATTTAGAACAGATACATCAAATATCTTATATTAAGTTTTCAAATAGAAAGGATGTAAAAAATAACTTAAAAACAATAACATATAATTGTAATAATTATGAATCCAAGTTATATAAAAGCAGACGGTAACACCCTTATCAATGAAAAATGTATAAGATGGGTAAGAAAAATGGACGAGTGTTTGGAAGTTTGCACAAAATCAACCGGATGCGGAACAAGATGGACCGGTATAAGTGATACAATTAGAATATGTAAGGTGAATAATCCAGATAGTTATGATAAACTTAATTTTTATTTTCAGGAAAATGAATAAGTAAATATATAAAAAATAATTATATATTTACAAATGAGATTAAATATTAAAAATAAAATATAATTTTGTAATATATGCCTTTTATTAGCTTTATTTACAAGGTTGGTAAAAATCCTAAAACTTATTATGGGAAATGTTGCTGCGATTATATTTCAGACGATCATGACGGGTTAGACAATGAAGTTAAATATATTTTGAAAGAAAGCCTCAATGAATATAGAAAACAAAAGAATATGCCAAAAATAAAGTCAAAAATTATGATTGGTGTATTATCCCTTTCATCCGACCCAATTGTCCCAACATTTTCAACAAATGATGAACCCGGATGCTTTGATTTTTACAAAAATTTTGAAGGAGAAATATATATAAATGGAAAAGTAATATAAATCTTATTCATTTTCTTGGTTTGAAACTGGATTTATTTTTGAAATATTCAATAAACATTTGCTTTCATTATTTAGAGAAATAGGTTGTTCTTTTTTTGCCTTTCTAACGGGCGCTCGGTGCTCATACCCAGAGACTCGCTCTTTTTCAATAATAGACCATACATTTTCCAATGTTCCGATGTTATTCTTAAACCATAATTTGTTTCTCAAAACAAGAACACAGCTTAAAATATCTAACTTCCAATAAATAAATTTCATATATGTATAATTATAAGGCTCATTCTGATATAAATTTAGATTGTCATCTTCCCATTTTGCAATATCGTCTTCACTGACAATATTGAGTGGTTTGTATAAATAAAAAGGTCGCCCTTCCTTTGTATGGAAATAGATAATAACACCTTTTCTTTTATCCTCTGCAGAAACACATAAATTATCGCTGTCCTGTTTGTGATCGCTTAAGAATGACTGATGATCAGGATATTCAACAAATTTGGTTTCCAAAAAGTCGCATTCATCTAGGTCACATACTTCCATTTGCAATTGCATTTGTACCCAATACTCCTTTTTAGGTATTCCATTGATTTCGCGATTTACAATATTTTTAATCTCCAACATACGACCATAACGATCAGAATTTGGATCAACGTTAATTCCGTCAGGAGAGGCACCTAAGAATTTATAGGTTTCATGTTGTATGCATCCAAAATCATCTACCTTTGTATGAAACGTATCTTCGTATATCATCACAGAGAGAGGCTCAAATTTTTGTCCCCAGTGAAAAGGCGTATTTACATTGACTACATTTATTATTTTGGTATCCTCCTCTGCAGTAATTTGTTTTGCCGGCTGACATTTTTCATAAATAAGCTCGTTTATTTTGGATTGAGATTCAAACGCCTTATATGCATTACTAGCAGTAATTAAATTATTGCGAAACTCATACCATTCATTGGTTCGTTGTGCAGGCTGGGGCTTATCCTTCAAAACGGCAATGCGATCCTTAATTTTCTCTCTTGCTGAATTAGGTTCGGTATTTTCTTCCTTTTCTTCCTTTTCAGGTTCTTCCTTATTTTCTTTTTTAAAGTAGTCAGAAATAGATCTTTCCGGATGAAACGTAGTTATGTATATGTTAAATGCGTCTTCTAAAATTTCTTTCATTTCGTCTTCTACAGTGTCGTTTTCAGCTATGTGATCTTCAAATTGCGAATAAAACATCTTAATTAATTCTTCTAATAGAATGTCATGAAAATCCGGTTCAGAAATGATGTGTGGGTTGCTTTCCATATATTCTTCCATTAAATGAAGGGCAGTTTCCACTAACGTCACCGTCGTATCTTCATCAAAAATACTAGGCGGATCTTCAAAAATGAGACTATCCGTAATATCTTCTAGTTCTTCTAAATCGTTAAAATACATATAATTATATAATACGAAGTTTTTATATGTATTTTTATTATGTTTCATTTTGTTCTGATTCGCCCTTTTCAGTTTCAGCATTTTTATTTTTAATGGACCCATTATTCTTTTTTTGAGCCAAAGATTTCAATGTAGAAACGCGCTTGGTCTCATTCTTAAGAGTGAAATTTTTGGATGTCTTATTGTAAAATAGTGATGGTATATCTTTAATAGTTCCGGTAGTTTTATCATATACAACATCTTTCACTCGTTGCAACCTCTTTCTATCAAGACAATCCTTCAAAAAATGTAATAGCTGTTTTTTTTCATCCTCATTCAAATTTTTTGATGTTTTGTATTGTTCCACAAATTCTATTATTTTCTGTGTTTTAATTGTTTTATTCAATTTTGACCAAGGCTCATTTATATTATTATTCTTTTCGTCTTCTAGGAATTTTTCCAAATTCGCCATATCATTATTCGTGTTTGTTTCTTTCAGCGGTTTTCCATTGAGTATCATAGTTTTATATTTAATATTTTTAAGTTCAATACACTCATTATTTAATACAGGTTGGGGTTCAGAAATATTTTCTGTCTTATTTTCCTCCATAATATACATATATATGACGAGATCAGTTTAACTTACTTTTTTAAATATTTATTTATTCTTATTTTTTTATATCAGTTCAACAAATAAATAATATAATCTTATACATCTTTATGGATACAGATGAAAATAAGCTTGTTGAAGAAAATAAAAAAATAATTATTCAAGGAACAACAAACCGATATCTAATAAAAAAGGCGACCAAGGTTCCCAAGGTTGAAAAAAAACGTATTGTTGCTGAGAAATGGGATTTAGATGAAGCATTTTTGGATTATGGGAGGCAACTTTCTCTCTTACATGAAATTAAAGATCATGAATACAAATCTTTTTCCAAAGAAAGCAAGGTTGTAATTTCAGAATTAGAGAGAAAAATAACAAGTTATAAATGCCAAGATGTAGAAAAGAAAATATTAGATACAAGTGTTTTGATTGACCTATCTCATATTGTGGATGCTTTGATTGCATGTGGGATGAAATGTTATTATTGCCATTGTGAAATGGATATATTATATCAAATGGTAAGAGAGAGTAGTCAATGGACGGTAGATAGGATAGACAATTCAAAAGGTCATAATAAAGATAATTATGTTTTGTCGTGTTTATCATGTAATTTAAAAAGAAGATGCAAATCTGCGGATAAGTTTTTATTTACAAAGCAATTGACTTTGATTAAAAAAGAATAAATTGTGTCTTTATATATAAATGAGCAAACAAAATCTAAGTGGTGGATACCCGCCAGGCAGAGGACCTAATCCTATTCGTGCTCTCCGTCGTCCTGCCTTTGTTGAAGCTCCACCTATGCCTCCTATATGGACCAAAGATGAAGATTGTGTCGGTCAAGAGGACCCTGTAACTTTGGATGTTATCCAAGAAGGTAAAGGTTTTCGGGTTCATTTAGTAGATGCAAATAATAACGTCATCACAAGATGTTACGATGCAGACATGTTGGCACAAATGCTAAGAAATCATATGCGCAATAATCCACGAATGCCTATGCGTGATCCTATGACACGAATTGAATTTAGTCTAAATGACGTAAGACGAATTAATGATTATATACGAGCTAATCCAAGAGGAGGAAAGAAAAGAAAGACGAGAAAAAATAGAAAAACTAAGAGAAGCAAAAGGGTAAATAAAAGAACAAATAAAAAGAGAAATACAAATCGTAGAATAAAGAAAATATAAAAATAAATAAATTACATTTATTTATTTATTTTTTAATCCTGCATAAGTCTAAGCATGGAATGGAAATGGAGCAAAGGCGAAGCATATGAACGTTCTAGAAGACCCTCCCCGGAATTTGTACAAGAGAGAAGAGATGTTTTAGAACATCAGCAAATATTTAGTGAAGCTCAAGAACAATCCGCATACACATCTGCATTAAATCATGATGAAAATACTTGGGATATGTTAAATCAAAGCATATACAATAATGGTTTCAGACAGAGCAATAAGAGAGAAGATTTAGATACAAAAATGGCAGATCGCGCCATGATCCAACAGCGAGGATTTAATCCTTTTTTGAGTGGATCCGATTACGTCAATGACATTTCAGTGAGCAATACATTTTTGCAACCAATGAATACATCACAAGATCGCATAAAGAATGAAAATGGGGCTTCTTAAGCTAAACTATTGACACACATGGAATAAAAGAGACGATTAATGAAGTAACCGACAAAATTATTCGCTAAAAACATAACCCAATTGAGAGCTAACATGCTTCTAATGCTTATTTTATTATAATTTGTAGCATAGGTGAAAATACCAATAAAAAGGGTTACAATAAAGGTTAGGCCAAAAATCATAGAAACAACATAAAAGAATGTGCAATACTTTTTGCTAACAAATGGGCTTAAATATTGATTCAAAACGTCCTCTACAAGCATATTTTATAAAATATATGTATATTTTTATTTTGTTTAATTTGTTTTGTGTTAATATTTTTTCAATGAAACAACTTAAATATTTTTGATTTAAAATACTTAAATGAGCCTAACAACAAATTATACAACGCAGAATGATTTATTGCTAAATAATCTGATGGATTTTTATAAAGATGAAGCGAATATTACCAAAATGCTGAAGATCATTACAGGAGAGACGAAGATTTCCTTAAGAATTGTGGATTGGTTTGCCACCAATTATGCGAAAAAATATTATACTCTCTATACTTTGGATGACAACAGACGATTTAAGGTTTATTTTGATTACAAGTTGAAATTGAAAGCTTACAGTAAGAAAAGATTTGATCCTTTCTGTCGCTGGGAGAGGATAAGCATACCATACAAGAACGGAACATTCATTGAAACAACGATCGGACAATTGAATTTTTTCAAATGGGCGATTGAAAATAAGGTCATACATTACATTGAAGAGAATTATGATGAGATTGAAAAGGACATGAATTGTCGTAACAGTACATCCAAAAGAAAAGAGATGAGTGTAGATAATTCAAAGACCCGAAAGAAACGTGAGGAGTTATCCGTGTCAGCGACCAAAAGCATCAAAAAGGAAGAGGTTGAGATCGTGGTGCAATTTCATTAATGTTCTGCTTTTAAAAACAAAAGCTTTCGCTTAACAAAATCTAAAACGATTTGCTTTTGATTTTAAAAGCAAAAGCTATTTTATAAATAATGACTTAAAAAGATAATCATTATTTATGTATAATGGAGATGGAAACTATAAATATAGTTGAGCTCATTGAAAAGAACCCGATAACAAAGTTATCAAATGATTACAATGTCAAAATATTGACAAAAATTAAAGAACAATTTACAGATTTTGAACAACAATTATTTTTATCCAGTTTTTATTGCTACATTAATTGTCATCCCACAAATGATTTTGTAATAGATTTAGATAAAATATGGAAATGGATGGGTTTTAATCAAAAATATAATGCAAAATGTATGATTGAAAAAAATTTTATTGAAGAAAAAGATTATAAAAAATTTCAACATAGTAGTTCAATGCATAACTTTGCTCATGAAGGTTCAGGAGCAAAAAAAGACACTAGAGGTGGTCATAATAAAGAAATAATTCTGTTAAATATTTATGCCTTCAAAAAATTTTGTTTAAAGGCAGGAACAAAAAAGGCTGATGAAATTCATGATTACTACATGAAACTAGAAGAAATAATTCAAACATCAATTAACGAAGAATGCATTGAATTAAAAAATTTGCTTGAAGAAAAAAATAAAGAATTAGAAAACGGAAAATCACAAACCGAAAAAGAAAAAGAGGAATTAAAAGAAAAAACATTGTTGGAACAGTTCCCAAATAATACGCAATGTATTTATATTGGATTAATTGATAATAAAACGCTTGGAAAACCTAACAGTAAAATGTATCATGAGACTATAATTAAATTTGGGCAAAGCAATAATTTAAATGAAAGAGTAAAGGCGCATAAAAAAACATATGAAAATTTCAGATTGTATAATGCTTACAAAGTAAAAAATAAGATTGAAATTGAGAATTGCATTAAAAAACATGCTACTTTGAAAAATCGTTTGCGAATTGTTACTATAGATGATATAGCTCACCGCGAATTAATTGCATTAGATGATGAAGAATTTACTATTGATAAAGTAGAACAATTAATCAAGGATATTATTAAAGAGAATGAATATAATATTGAAAATTATAATTTGCTACTGAAGAAAAATGATGAATTGCAAAATGAAATTTATAAATTAAAGGATGAAATAAAAGAACAAAATAAGTTATTGGAGAATTCAAATTTAATTTTAGCAAAATTTCAAGAAAAGAAAAAAATAAGCATTGAAAGAGCAAACAAACGATTGAAAGAAATTGCTGAGAATAACCCTGAAAAAATAAAAGAATATAGAAAAAAATCTTATGAAAAAAGAAAAAATAAAATATTAGAAGAAAATAACTTAAATGTTGAACAATTAGATACTATATAGTATTTAATGGTTAGATATAATAAAGAATTATTAGATAAATTTTGCAACGAAAATGATTTAGCATTAGAAAAATCATTTGATAATTTAAATCGCGAAACAATTATTGAAGGAAAATGTAAAACAAATGAGTGTTTTAATATTTTTTCAAAAACATTTAGAATTTTGCTAAGAACGAAAAACTTTTGTCACGAATGTTCAGTAATAAATGGAAAATTTAAAAGTATAAACACTAATATACAGAAATATGGGGTTGAAAGTCCTTTGCAAAATCAAGAAATTAAAAATAAAATGAAAACCACTAACATAAAAAAATATGGGGTAGAAAATCCTTTTCAAAATGAAGTCATTAAAAATAAAATAAAAACTACTAATATTAAAAAATATGGAGTAGAACATATATCACAAAATGAATTTTATTCTAATAAAAAAAAAGAAACTCTTATGACTAATTATGGGGTTGACAATCCAATGAAAAGTCAAGAAATAAAAAATAAATTAAAATTAACTAACTTAAAAATATATGGAGCAGAAAATCCTTTGCAGAATCAATATGTTAGAAATAAAATGATTGATGCAAATTTAAAAAAATATGGAACTAAATATACATTTCAAAATGAATCAGTTAAAGAAAAAATAAAAAAAACGCTTTTACAAAAATATGGTGTCGAAAATATATCTAAAATGCCAGAAATTAGAAAAAAAGCAGAGGAAACAATGTTACAAAGATATGGATTTAGAAATGCTTCCCAAAATCCTTATATTTCAGAAAAACAATTTGCGAACGCAAACAAAATATATACGTTTCCTTCTGGTAAGATAATACAAATACAAGGATACGAAAACATAGCATTAGATATATTAATTAAAAAATATGATGAGAGTGAAATCATTAATAGGCGAATTGATATGCCGAGTATATTTTTTGAATATAAAAAAATAAACAGACGATATTTTCCAGACATTTTTATTCCAAAAGACAATTTAATAATTGAAGTTAAAAGCACTTATACATATAAAAATCATCTAATTAAAAATATACTAAAAGCACACGCAGTTAGAAAATTGAATTATAACTATGAAATATGGATATTTGATAATAAACATAATCTAACAATCATTTGATATTCAGGTGTATCAAAAGAAGAACAATTCGCAGAACAACCTGTAATCAAAATTTGTTGTAAAAATGGAGAAAAAATGTGTTTCAAAAATATTGCGGAGGCTGCGAAAGATGCAAAGGTTTCCGCGCCAGCATTAAGAAGACGTATATTAACTGACGTTCATGTAAATAACTGTCATTGGGTATTTAATAAAAATGCGTGTCATTATAATTGAATTATTCACAATGTCTATATATAAGACATTGCGAATATCCATATTTTATTTTATGAAAGAGAGAAATAATAATAAAATCTATTTATTATTATTTAAAAATAAAAGATTAAATTTATAACAATATGGGGAATACAAAATCATCTTCGCAAAAAATTAATTTTGAAGATGTCCAATATGCAATAAAAAATCACGAAAATTATCTTCTGATAAACACATTGAACGAGAATATGCAAAATTGTCTCATAATAAATACAGTTCCAGCCGAAAATGAAGTCGCCATCATGAATAAGTTGCTATCGAATGGAAATAAAAATGTGAATATCATTGTTTATGGAATGAATGCAAATGACGAGAAAATATATGAAAAACAAACACAGTTATATTCTCTTGGATTTTTGAATGTTTATATTTACACCGGAGGCATGTTTGAATGGCTTTTGTTACAAGACATTTATGGCGTAAGCGAATTTCAAACTACAACGAAACAATTGGACATTTTAAAATACAAACCCGCGAAATGTTTTGGCATTGGTTTGCTGGAATATTAGCGTTACATTATTTACAAATCATATTTTTGTATAGCTAAATTGGATAGCTGATCGGCCTTACCATTTTTCTCTCTATAGATGTGATTGTAAATGATTTTGTCAAATGATTTTTCTAATTGTTTTGCAGCCATGTATAATTTTTTCAAATTCTCAGAATTAACCTTATAATCGCCGTTCATTTGTTTTATAACCAATTGGCTATCTCCTTCCACAATTAAATTTTTAATATTCAATTCAATTGCATTGGTTAATCCTAATATAAGACCATGATATTCTGCAACATTATTTGTTTCTTTTTCTCCCACAAAAGTGTAGCCAGACCACAATTCGGCGTCATTTTTATAAATAACCGCGCCTGCACCGGATACTCCTGGGTTGCCTTTGCTTGCACCATCAAACCTCATAACAAGGTCAATAGCAGGGAATATTTTTGCAGATTGTTGTGGTTGCATTTTTGCAATATATTTAATCATTATAATATTTTATTATGATTAAAAGTCTTTACATGGTTTTACAATATAAAAAACTAATAAAATATATAACTAAAAGGACATAAAAATATCTGCCAAATATATTATATTAACCAATATAAAGAAAATGTTCGCATTTTTAATACTTTTTTCTCTCTTCGTTGGACTTTTAAGGGCTGATACAGAATGTCCTTTTGTTAGTTCTTCCGGAGATCGTCGGAAATATAATGATCGTTTGCGTTTGATGCAATACAATGTAGAATGGCTTTTTATTGATTATTATAGCAATGCGGATTGTCCTGGAAACGGTTGTTCATGGAAAAATACGAGTGAAGCCAAAAAACACATGGAATATGTTATAGATGCTATTCATTCTTTAAATCCAGACATTATTAACTTTTGCGAAATAGAAGGTTGTGACGAATTGCAAATGATTAAAGATAATATTGGAGGCGATTATAATGGCTACTTAAAAAAAGGCACTGACAGCAGCACTGGGCAAAATGTCGGCATGCTTACACGTATTGACCCGAACATAAACCTGTATAGAACCGAGACTAAATTTTCATATCCCATTGCAGGTTCTAAATGTGGATATACTGGAAGCGGTTCTACTGGAGTGAGCAAGCATTATATTACGGAGTTTAAGATAAACAATTTCAATATTGCTTTTATATCCGCACATTTAATTGCCATTCCAACTGACCCTGCGAGATGCGCTCAGAGAGAAGCCCAAGCAACCATATTGCAAGGCGTTTTGAATGAATATTCAAAAAAAGATTTTGAGATGATTATACTTGGCGATTTTAACGATTATGATGGAGAAATATTAGATACAAATAGTAATCAGCCAAAATCTATTGTATTAGATATCTTGAAGGGACGCAATGGAGGCAATTACGAACTTTTTAGTGTCGCTGAGACGATTGTTAAAAATGAAAGGTATAGCGATTGGTGGGATTCAGACAACAATTGCAATACGGCATCCAAAAATGATTATTCTATGATAGATCATGTTTTGGTAACATCTGCATTACGACAAATTATCGTAAATACATTTATATATCATGGATATGACGAATATTGTGGAAAATATAATTCAGACCATTATCCAGTAGTTGTTGATTTTTATTTTGATTTATAGAATTTTTACCATATATTATTTATTTTTTAATTTTTCGCCGTGTTTTTCTCTTTCTTCTACCGCCTCTACGTGTTTTTTTCTTTTTAGGTTCATTTTCATTTTCTTGGGATGTCATATTTATTATAATTCCGTCAAAAATAGATTTGATAACACTTTCATCTAAACCAGTACTTTCTAATTTTGATTTAAATGTTTCCCAGTCGTTATTTAGAGCATAATTTCTCATTTCAGTGGCAGACATGGCACCTTCTGGTCGCGGCAATCCAATGATTTCCACATTTACAGGATAAAGATCGCGTTGGTTTTCTAGAAAAGTTTTAATCCAATCATAATCATGCATTCTATCCTGACCAACAATAAGTTTAATTTTTAGTCCTTCTCTCGGATAAGCATATAACTCCCCTAAAATATGACCGATACTTTTCATAATCGGATGCTTACCATATTCCGGGTTAACATAATCATCCATACAGATTATTTTAATTCGTACTCTTTTAATTTTATTCGCATTTGCAGGATCTGCTTCCATCATTTGTTTTTTTAATAAAGTTGTCATGCTGGGATGAATAATATCATTTGTTAAAAAAAATCGTTTATCATCGCATTTGAATGGATTCTTTTTTTTGTCTTTACTATGCGATAAAATAATATTTATTTGACTCAAATTTTCTTCCACTGCTTTATTAATCATATCTTTTATAAGAAGCAAATGCCCCGTGGTAGGAGGGTTCATTCTTCCAATTGTTAAAATAATAGTATCTTCATTATTTACTTCTTTATCATCCATACTATATTATTCAAATATATAATTTTCAATTTGTTCAATCCATTCTTGTAAAATTTGCGTATTATTATAAATATCTACATTTCCATTGATGATTAGCTGATTTTTGCAAACGCATTCACTATTTTTTGTATCAATCATTTTTGCATGATACATATGACAATTTTCTAAATACTCAATCGGTATTGACGATTCGCCTTGCCTGCATCTTTTTTCAATTCTTTCAAGACAAATATGTGGGTCCGCATTGACATAAATGACACCATGAATCGGGTAATCATTCGCAAAAGTTTCAAACCATTTCAAATAAATACGATAATCTACGAGTTCTATCATTCCATCATCAAATAACATTTTCGCGAAAACCAATTTGTCGGTGTAAAGGGACCGTTCTGTTATAATAATGGTATCTGGATTTTTTTCAATAGTTTCTTTGAGCAAAGCCAATCTTGAAATATATGCCATCATTTGAAAGGAAAATGAATATTTTTTTTGATCGGCATAAAATTTTTCCAAAATAGATTTGTCATTTTCATCACGTATTGTTTCCCATTCATCCACCGGTTCTTTCAAAAATACAATAGATTTATTAGACCTAAAGTGGGTTTTTAAATTTTTTAAGAGGGTTGATTTTCCAGACCCAATGTTGCCTTCAATAGAAATAATGATTGGTGCCATGTTTTAATTATTGTTTCTTTTTTATATTTGTTCATTTTTAATTTCAATTTTATTTAATTTTCCATAAAATAAAAAATTGATATTATTAAACTGGCTTAAAGAACTAAACAAAAATAAACAATGGATCTCAATCAACGAAAGCTTACCAAATCCGAATGGGACTCAATTGAGGTTCCCGTTTCCGAGCAAGAGAAAATGGTTTTAAACATGATTGTAAATGGTTACAATGATGTTAATATTCGTATAAACTTGCATAATTCTATTTTATCGTTTTTGAAAATAGAGTATTCTGAAAAAATGGAAGATCATATATATAATAAATATTTGAAGACGGATGTAGAAAAATTAGTAATGAAATTAAAAGTAATGTATCCTGATTTTAATATGGCGAAAATTGATGCTAGTGCAAAAATTAATTCCGCGGATAAAATTCGTCTAGATAGAAATGACGAAACCAGTATTCGGAAAGAGGACATTTACGAATTTGTTTTGCTTTATCATGCCGAAAAATTGCTTCATTATAAGAAAAACGACAATAATGTAAAATTTGCGTTCAATTATTACACCCTTTATATGCTAATGAAAAATAAAATAAATCATGTAAATCGCCATTTGAAAAGTTTTTGCAAGGAGATTATAGATAAATTTGCGAATGATATTGACCTATTGACAATTATTGAAAACGCGACTTCATTTATTGAGAAAAATGACAAGTTATTAAAATATGCGGACATGACGTTGTATTCGCATCAAAAAGAAATATTTACGATTTGCAAACAACCTAACCCGAAATTGATTTTATATATGGCGCCTACTGGAACGGGGAAAACACTTACTCCCCTAGCGTTGTCAGAAGGAAATAAGGTTATCTTTGTATGTGCAGCAAGACACGTTGGCTTGGCATTTGCACGTGCAGCCATTTCTATGAATAAAAAAATCGCGTTTGCGTTTGGTTGCGCGAGTGCAGATGATATTCGTCTTCATTTCTCCGCAGCGAAAGAATATACGAAGGACCGAAGAAGTGGAGGTATTAGAAAAGTGGATAATAGTGTAGGTGATGACGTAGAAATTATGATTTGCGACATAAAATCTTATTTACCTGCGATGTTTTATATGTTGGCGTTCAATCAAAGAGAGAAGATGATACTTTATTGGGATGAACCGACGATCACTATGGATTATGAAACGCATGAATTTCATGAACTTATCCGAGAAAATTGGACCAAAAACCTAATACCCAATGTTGTTTTGTCGTCTGCCACGCTTCCTAAATTGCATGAATTGACTGAAACCATCCCTGATTTCAGAAATAGATTCATGAACTCGGAAGTGCATAACATTGTTAGTCACGACTGCAAAAAATCTATACCAATCATCAATAAAGATGGATATGTTGTTTTGCCCCATTATTTATATCAGGAATATGATGATATGAAAAAGGTTGCAAAACATTGTAAAGAATATTTGACTTTATCCAGATATTTTGACTTGGAGGGAGTAGTGCAATTCATCACGTATGTTTTGAAAAATAAATATGTCACTGGTAAAATGCCTGTAGAGAGATATTTTGAAAGTATAGATGATATTACAATGACAAAAATAAAAGAGTATTATGTAAAACTGCTTGATAATGTAATAGAAGGAACATGGGGCGCCATTTATACTCATTTTAAGATTACGCGGAGACCACGCATTTTAGAAAATGACACGATTGATACAAAGGGAAATAAAATTTTTAAATCGCGCAGCATTGGACCAGGTGTAACTACAACTGCTGCTAATCCATTGGCAGGTAACCCAATCACCCGTTTGGCAAGTACTCCCGAAATTGTAAGCGGACCAGCAGGAACATCCGGTGTTTATGTCACAACGAAAGATGCATACACTTTAACCGATGGTCCAACTATATTTATTTCAGATGAAGTGGAGAAAATATCCAAGTTTTGCGTTCAGCAGGCGAATATTCCAACGTTGGTAATGGATGAGATTATGAAAAAGATAGACTATAACAATACGATCAATGAAAAATTGCAGAACATTGAAAACGATTTGGAGTGCGCTAAAGATAAATCAGAGAAAAATGTGAAGAATGCGGTATCTGGCGGAAGAACTAAATCTACTAAGGACATTCGTAAGTTTAACAGGGATGCAGGAGAAGAAGAAACCGCATCTGTAAAGTCGGAAATATCAAAACTCACAAACGAAATGAATATATTGCGTTCCATGATTAAATCGGCGACATTAAACGATGCGTTTGTTCCGAATAAGCCTCTGCATTTGAGTAAGTGGGCAGATGGTTTAGAGTCATCTCGTTCGTTTGCATCTGATATAGATGAACTAACTGTTAGCGAAATAATGGCATTGCATGGTATTGATAATAGTTGGAAAGTTTTGCTTATGATGGGTATTGGTGTATTTACAAATCATAAAAATATTACATATACGGAAATTATGAAAAAGTTGGCAGATACTCAAAAATTGTATATGATTATTGCAACGAGTGATTATATTTATGGCACCAATTATCAGTTCTGTCATGGATTTTTGAGCAAGGACTTGAATTTAACGCAGGAAAAAATTATTCAAGCCATGGGTAGAATAGGAAGAAATAATGTGCAACAAACTTATACAGTGCGTTTTAGAGATGACAATCAAATATTAAAATTATTTACATCGGAAACAGAGAAACCTGAAGTATTTAATATGAATAAATTGTTTAAGTCAAATGAGTAATTTGTATAAATAAATGATAATATAATTTATATTCAAAAAGATAAAAAAATAAATTTTTTTTATCTTTTACATTTTTTATTTAGTTAAAATTTTTTACAGAGCACGATCTTCAATGTCCCAATCATCATCACTATCATAATATGAAAATGGAGGTGGTGGTGTTCCTCTTTCTAGTTTTTCATTATTTTCATCCGGTACGATTATTGATAAATTATTCTTAATATTATTATTTTTTTTAATGCGAATATAAAACGCAATGCGTCCATAATAAATGTCATCTTGAAAATATTCATACAATGTATAATCCGAATTATTAAGTGCAGGTGCAAGTTCTGGATCGCGTCCATTTTCATTATTGTACTTTCCTGCTTGTACAATTTCTATTTCATCGGATTCGTTTATATTTAGAATATTTTTAGCGTTATCCTTTGCAAAAAGGATAAAATTAGTTATTGTTTGCTCAATATCTACCTGCAATTTAAATACAGTTGTAGAATAAGCGAGTTTAAAATCAATTTCAATGTTCTTCGGCATTTTGCGGATGTTTGGTTAATTTTATGAAAAGCATTTAAATCATTTCAATTTTTTAAAATAAAAATAAATTTAGCAAAAATACCACGTTTAAATTTCTGTAAAATTAATAATATTATTTCTTTATCATTAGTATCTACTATTTTCCAAAAAGGATTTTTTTTAATGTTAGCGTGAGAACCTATTTTTTTACTATGACCGTCATTAAATTCAATAACTGAATATTTATCTTCTATTTCTTTTTTAAAAATTTCAAAATCCATAATAAACCTATAATTATGTCTTGTTATTGCCATAAATTATTTTCAATTTTTTATATTAATTCATATTAAAATTTGTTAATATGAATTTTACTGTGTAAAATAAATAATAATATATGTAACCGTGCGTTTAATTGGAATAAGCACTCTTAATCCCAAAAGTTTCCTAATGGGGAGGACTGTATCTTAAGCCAGTTCTGGTTGATTAGACCATCATTACTGACCCATATCCGTTCAGTCTCTGACGCCCTACCATATCCTATCATAACGGATTTAGGTAGTAAGCATGCGGATTGCCCAATCTTTTTCATTATTACCATACCCGAGTTTATTACTCTCGGCCACATAATTCTTTCGTTATTATGCTTGGTAGAAAAAGCTCTAAGGGGTTTCCCGAACAACAAGATATGTCGCAATAGTCATAATAATAAATAACTATTACTAGCAGTTAGCCTGGGATTGCGAAACAAGTTTCGGCGACAGCTAAAATGGTTTTCTACAGCAAGAGGTCGCTTTGCTATAGCATACTGCTTTTCGGCCCTGATTAGACGAATTAAAATTCGCAGGTTAAGGCCGCCCATGCCGCTCATGATGCGGAGCACGTTGTAGTTGGTAGCATAGACACGCACCTTGGCAGTCTTGGTACCCTCAACGGTAGCGTTGGAGAGCACAAGCTGGAGTGTGGCGTTATCAATACGTGAGAAGTTGCACGTGCCTGATGGTTGGTGTTCCTCAGGGCGGAGAGCAAAGGAATACACATTGATACCCTCATCAGGGTTGCGAGTGTGGGCCTGGTAAGGCTGAACCCATGAGAAGTAAGAACCTTCACGCTCAGAGAAGCGATCCTGGCCGTTAAGCTGGAGCTTAGCAGTCACAACGGGGTTCTGGCCCCAGCAGTGCATGTCAAGAGAGGTCTCAGTGAGGACGAAGGTACCAGCATCAGAAACAGAGGAGTTCTGGTTGTGGGGACCCTGGGCACCGAGCTCAGCAATCACAGCGGGATCAAGACCAGCGGGGATGGGACGACCGGGGCCACCCATGTTAGTCTGGTTGTATGGGTTCTCAGGACCGTGCCAGTAGCCAGTGAAACCAGCAGAGATCTCAGCATCAAGAGCACCGGCATCATTGAAGAGACCGCGAGCATCAATGAAAGCACGAGAGTCAGCGGCGATGGACTGGGGACCACCGAAGGCATGGACGGCGTTGGGGAGAGCATCAATGGCATCAGTGTAGTTGAAGGGCTGAGCACCGAGCACCTTGAAGAGGAGAGCATCGCACACAAGGGAAGAGCAGTAATCCACGTTCTGATCAGGCTGCACAACCCAGATAAGCTCCTTCACGGGGTGGTTGAAGTTGAGCTTGATCTTGTTGGAGGATGAACCAACAGACTCGTCGCCAGTGAACTGGAGCTGAGTAATGAGGTACTCGTGGGGGTTCTGGGCCATTCTACGTCTCTCATCGGTATCAAGGAACACGTAATCCACATAGAGGGAAGCAGCAACAAGGGACTGATTGTAGGCAATGGTAGCAGGGACAGGGCGACCCACGGCATACTGGCCAGCAGCACCAGTGTAGGGGTTGGTGTTGCAGTTAAGGGTGGTCACAGCCCAGAGGCACTCATCAATAGGACGAATATCAAGGTTAATCTTGACCTCGTGGTACTGGAGAGCGATCAAAGGAAGGGCGAGACCAGGGTTGGTGCAGAACCAGAACTGGAGGGGCACGTAGAGGGTGGTCTCGGGAAGAGCGTTACGAGGAGCGCACACCTGGCGGGGAGCCTGGGAGTCGCAAGGACCATCAACATCAGAGAAGGAAGGATCGGTGATGAAGGTAAGCTGGGTGGTGTTACCAATCATCTTGAAGTAGCCGCGCTGCTGCTCAGAGGTCATAGTGAGCTGGTTCCAGATGTGCATCCAGTCACCATACTGACGGTCAATGCGCTGACCACCAATCTCAACCTCAACCTGAGCGATAAGTTGCTCACCAGGGTAATCTAACCAACGAGCATAGACACCAGTGTTCTCGTTGGCGGTGTAGTTGCCAAGACCCATAAGCTGGTTAATCTCGGGGAGAGTAACCTGGAGATAAGTGCGGTAAGCGAGATCACCATTTCTGCTGATCACACACTGCACACGGCGACCGAAGTCAGCCTGACCATTGAAAGTTTGCTCAATTGATTCAATAGCAAAGTTAGTATAGCGACGATAAGTCACTTTCCAGAAAGTAATTTGAGGATTACCTGTACATTTCCTCTACCTTATTTTTCAATAAGGATTAGACTATATCTTATGAAGAATTTACATATTTTTTTCCATAGCTAGTTTTTCATTTATTGCAAATTCTTCCGAAAACCATTTAGTCGTTGAACCTTCTTCTTTAAATTTTTCTAATCTTTCTACAATGTAATTTACTTGTTCTAAATCAATATTTTTTTTTGATGAATTATATTTTACTGTTACTGGCATTAAATTTGACCAATTCCAGCATAATAATTTCTCTTTTTCATCAGTTAAATCAAATTTACATACAGGTATAACATGATCAATAGACCAATATTTTCCATAATTGTCCCAGTTCATTTCTTCTGTAAAATTATACTCAAACCATTCCCTCAAATATTGGACATTGCACCCAATATAAGTCATAGTTGTGTCACTTTTTTCAAGAACATTTCTTAAACGAGCAGCGATTGATTTTTTCAATCTGTAATTTATATTTGTTTTACTTTCATTTTTACACCACTCATTTTTTTGTTCATTCAAAAAAATAGGATAACATGCCATACAAATTTTTTTCTTATAAAATTTTTTTAATTTTGCAAAATGTTTTAATGCCTTTTCTTCATTGCATTTTTCACACTTTACAAAAGTCGTGTTTCTTTTATTTTCTCTGGCATTAATTTTTCTTAGTTTATCCATTTCGTTAGCGCAAGCTTTACATGTATTTGAGTATGTTGTTTTATTACAATATTTTCTATATTGGGTTATTGATTTTTCGGAATTACATTTACTGCATATTTTTGTTTCATTTTCCATTTATTACATTTATATGCAAAATATTTATATTGTTTTTAGATTAGTCTTTAAAGAAGCTTGGATGCTCATTGCCCATTTATACAGACATTCATAAAATATCTATAACATCTTATTCGTTATTACTATACCCAAGTTTTTAATCTTGGCCACAACTTTTTCACAAAAATTGCTTAGTAGAATAAGCTTTAGGGGTTTCAAGCAGTTTGATTTTCTCACTAGGGGTTTTCAAATCAAATATATTTCATTTAATTTCCCTAATTAACGTCTGTGGTACATTTCTGTATCCACAAAGGGCTTTATGAATGTCTTATTTTTTCAACATTCCCCGACGTTTTTCTACCCTACAGGCTTTTAAGGTAAACATCTTGAGCGCCGTAAGCGACGAGTTGCATAAGACCGCCTCCCATTTTATAATAATGCTAAAGAAAAAAATTTTTATTATAACTTATTTAATTAATTAATTTCAGAATTATAATATCTGGAATTAATTCAGTATTTTACTCACATCCATATTCGTCTTCATAAATTTTATCAAATATGCATCTTCTAACACCTCTTTTTTATTTTCATGATTTTTGGTAAAAACATATGAATTATTTCTTTTTTTTATACTCCATCCATCTTCCAAAGCATTGTATAATAGCATCATTTTTTGGAACCTCAACGTATCTATTTTAAATTTATCATCTTCCACGTAGTTTTCCATATTAATATTGATGTCCATTTATTAAATTTAAAAAAGAAAACTATATATTTCTTTAAACTATTTGTTTTCCTAAATAAAGTAAAAAAGACAGAGTATAATATTTTATGTTTTTTCATTTTTTAATTTTTATCATTTTTTTAAATATTTTTTATTTTTTTACATCTTTGGATTGTTTCCACTTATAATATCTAGATACATGTTGTTCTTCATTTTCCAATGTTTTTAAGCTGCTCCGGGTAATCCCCCCTTCTGAATTAGAATAATAAACATATCTAATTTTATATCCTTTTTTAAGAGGTGCCGTTTGCATAGTTCTTATACAATTTGTACATGGCTTGCTATATTGTATTTTATTTGTTTTTGATAATCTTATTACCATGAGATCAATAATTTCAAGATTTTTTTTGAGTTTTAATGGCATTAAACGATTAATTGCATCTTCCTCCGCATGAACACCTGGATTTTTTCCATCAATATCCGCATAAGAATTCATTCCATAACTCAATACGCTAACCTTTTTCAAAGACCCCTTTCCCTTGTAAAATACATGAAATGTGATTATATTCTCCGCAGACACAGTTATGAATGTTTCTATTACCCTCCTCATAATCACATACATTTGCCGACGAAGGCAAACAAAAGCGCTTTATAAACATCTTATCAAGAAGCGAAAACATGTTGATGATTAATTGTAATTTATTTACAGATGTAATTTTTATATCAATTTTTTTATTATTTGCAAAATATTAATTACATGAATTTTAAATTAAACAAAAAATAGAATTAATATAAAAATAAAATTATGCCTAATTTTAAACCCAAAACAGCAAAAAAAATTAGGGTTAGTAAAAAAAACTCAACTACCTTAGATGGAAAACACAAAGAATTCATGAATGATTTTGCAAAAGATGAAATAAATCGTATTCCAGATCTTAAAGAAGAGAGAGAAGAATTACGTGAAAAATTAAAAACGCAATCAGATGATTTATCCATCGATCAAAAAATGGAAATAATGGATCAGATTAAAGAGATGACAAAAACAATCAAAGAGCTCAAAATTAAAAAGAAAGAATATTTGTTAGATAATTCAAAATATATATTTGATTATTTTGAAAATAAAAAAAATATTGCAAGCGGAACTACTGGCAATCCACAAGCCCAAAATAGTAAAACCAAATTAGTAAATAACTTTTTTAAAATTAAAGAGGATATTTCTTTAAACAATGTGTCAAATAATGCGGCAAATAATAATATTGTTCAAAAATATCTAACCAATATTGATGACACATTTTTGGATATTAATACTTTTGTATGCCAAGCAGATATTTGTCAGCATTGTCATAAGGGAGAATTAATTCCTATTGAAGATGAAGGTATATTGTTATGCAATGTGTGTGCAAGAAATGTCCCTTATTTAATTGAAAATGAAAAACCATCTTATAAAGAGCCACCCAAAGAGGTATGCTTTTATGCTTATAAAAGAATTAATCACTTTAAAGAAATTCTTGCTCAATTTCAAGGAAAAGAGACTACACAAATACCGCCAGATGTTATTGAAAATATTAAAATGCAAATTAAGAAGGAGAGAATTGAATTGCATCAAATTACGAGTGCAAAAACCAAAGAAATACTCAAGAAGCTCGGATATAATAAATATTATGAACATATATCTTTTATAAAGGATAAATTAGGCATAAAACCACCCATTATGAGACCAGAATTAGAAGAGACGTTATGCAATTTATTTATAGAGTTGCAAGCCCCTTATTCAAAATTTTGTCCGGACAATAGAGTTAATTTTTTGAATTACTATTATACCGCATACAAATTATGTGAATTGCTAGGAGAAACACAATATTTGCCTTTATTCCCGTTATTAAAAGATAGAGAGAAAAGAATGGAACAAGATAATATTTGGAAATGCATATGCGAAGAAATGGATTGGGAATTTATTCCGACAATTTAAAATTTTTACACCGATTTTTTTAAATTTGAAAACTTTCACCAAGTTATAAAAAACTCGCATTTTTAAAAAAAATGAAATGAAAATAAAATAAAACAATAAACATAAACAATTGCTATTATTAATATGTCTCTTAACATGGACGAATTCTTTAACAATAAACGCTTTTTGAATGCAATCAATAAGTTGCCCTATGGAAAAGAAAGAACATTAGAAATAATGAAGGAAATAAAAGAAAAAAGACCAGAATTGACAATTGATGTATTTATATGCATATTGCATAAACGAATTGACCGCACAGTTTCATCTATGGATATAGGAGGCGGCTTATATAAATGCTCTGTAGAATTATGGAACCAATATATTTTTGATAATTGTAAATGTGATTTTAGATTGTTAATAAGTTACGAAGATATATGCTTTTAATTTTATTAAAAATTACTATTTTCAATTACTTTGTGAAGATTATAGGTTTAATATTATGATATTTTATAATATGAAATATCACAATAGGTTCTCTAAGCATAATAATCAGTTGCTTCAACCAAACGTTTTATATTTTCCTCATCGGCTGCGGTGTGACCTGCCAAAGTAGGGAAAAACCGAGCATGTGGTAATGCTTGATGTAATCTATAAGCACTAACAAACGGACAAATCATGTCATATATTCCTTGTACAATTGTAGTAGGTATATGTTTAATTTTATCAATGTTTTTTTTGTCCAAAAAATAATTATGGGGCAAGAAACATTTTTTAGAAAAATAATAACGCTCAATGGCAGACGTCATTCTATATGATTTATCTTTTTTGTATTTTTTTAATAGCTCGCTAAGCGTTTTTCGTTTTAAATGTGAATTGCCATCTTCCCAAACAGTCCATGCTTTTAAGCACATATCTTTTTGTTTCTCTCCATAATCGCCTTTGAAGCATTTTGTGTATGCAGTCATATAATTTTTCTCAAACCTTGCCTTTTCTGGAAGTGTGTTCTCATAGTAATCCCATACTTCTGGATTATATCTTTCTAAACCGTGCGGTTCAGTCACCCAATCTACTTCTTCTTTCGTGCAGAAAAAGATACCTCTCAAGACTAGTTCGGTTACGCGGTCAGGATGAGTAAATGCATACGCTAACGAAAGTGTGGAACCCCATGATCCACCAAATACAAGCCATTTTTCAATTCCTAAATGTTCTCTTATCTTTTCAAAATCATCAATAAGGTTTTGCGTATTGTTCTCTCTTAACTCTGCACTAGGCTTACTTTTTCCTGCTCCACGTTGATCAACTACAACAATGTAATATTTTTTAGGGTTAAAAAAACGCGCGGACAAAGGACTTGTTCCGCCTCCAGGCCCACCATGAACAAATAGTGCGGGTTTTCCATTTTTATTTCCATATGTCCAAAATGAAATGGTATGCAATTTTGATACATTCATTTTATAATGTTTTAATGGTTTTATAGGTGGATACAAAAGAGTTTTTGCGTAGGGATCCTTTTTCGCTTTTCGCGTTAAGTTATGTTTTGGTTTCAGGGTTCTCTTTGTTTTTTTCATATGTTTTAATATAATTCAATATTATATTAAAAATTTACCTTAATATTTATGGTTTATAAGGGAACAATTTTAACATTGGAGTATTATATATTGAAAAATTAGGATCTGTGCAATTTCCGCCTATATTTTGACCACCCTTTTTCCATTTTCTCCCTCCCATTTGGCGTCTCCCTCCCATTTGTTTCTTATCAAATGCTAAATTTGGATTAAAATCCGCGCTACCTAACCGATCTATATTTCCTCCTAGTTTGATTCTCTTTATATTTCTCTTTGTTTTGCGATTTTGTTTTCGTCTCTTGATTTTACGCGTTCCCTTTCTCTTTTTCATTGTTTTTCTCTTCTTCATTCTTCTTCTCTTCCTCGTCTTCTTTCCTCCAAATGATATACTTTCATTGGTAGTTTCATTCAAATAAGAATCGTCTCTATCCCCATCTTCATCTAAAAACCCTTCGTCTAAATTCATCCAATCTTCTTCATCAAATGCAATGGAGTTTTCAGGAACTGTTTCGTCATCTTCATCTAAAACATTCATGCTCTCATTTAAATTATTATTATCACTCTCGCGGCTTATCATAGACACATCTCCAAAATCATTTTGCATACTAGCGTTTTGAACGGGTTCATCAAACAAGTCAAACTCAGACATGGCTTCATCTAAATCTTTAACATTGTCTGAATTTTTTACATCCTTTTTATTGTCTTCATCAAATAAATCAAATTCAGTCATAGCGACATCCAAATCTTTCACGGCATCTGTCTCATTTCTTCCTCCTAGAAAAACGTCAAGCGCACCAATGCCTATATCAGAATGATCTCTAATTTTATTGTTTTTCTTTCTAGAGTATCTTTTTGATTTTCTAATTCTTTTATAACTTTTTTTGCCCATAATAATATAATATTAGATTAATAATATTACATTAATGTTAAATTAATAATTTTTACATTCTATTATGCTTTATAAATGGAATTAAATACCAATTCCTGATAATTTAAGACCGATACCAAGACCAGTACCCTGTCTGGCACTCACACCCATGGAAGGAATATAGGTATCAAGAATGCTGAATGTGGCGGCAGCAGTTAAAGCAATGAGAATAATTTCCTCCATATTGAGGGAACGTTTAGGAATGGCATAAGCAGCGATGGCTACCATCAAACCCTCAACAAGATATTTGATTATTCTCTTAACAAGTTCTGCAATGTTAATTAAAGGCATGCTAAAATTATCACCAGGCATTATAATTATTAATAAGAAAAAAATAATATATTATGAGTAAAAAAACTTAAAATAATATCCTAAACTATTTAAAATGACTAGAAATAGAAATTCTCAAAAAACTCCTTCCCAGGAATCCCAATTTGAGAGAAAAATGAAAGATGGTAAGCCTAACCCAAAATATGTGGATTTGCTTGAGGAAGACAAGCCTATTGCCGGACAAAAATTTGTGTGTGTTTCTTTTGTTTCTCCTGAAAAAATCCTTAAGCAGAAGGAACACTTTTTCTTTGAGGAGTTCCTAAAGAAATGGGAGTTTTCAAAGTCTATGGAGAAGTTTGTTCAGTTTTTGAACTTTGTTTCTTATAAATATAACATTTCATTTGACGATTTGTCCAACGATTTTAAGGATTTTGTGAATGAAGAGAGAGAAAATCTCAAGAAATCAGGGATTGAAGATGATTATAAGACTTATTTGGACAATAATGAGGAGGAACTAGAGAAATCATTTGCCTTAGCGCATAATTTCCAGACATCTACGCGTGGTCTAAAAATTCGCGGATCTTACCCTACCATGGAGGAAGCCGAGCTTAGATGCAAAATGTTGCGTGAAATTGATCCCAATCATGATATTATGGTAGGTCCTGTTGGAATGTGGATGCCTTGGGATCCTGAAGCCTACAAGACGGGTCGTGTGGAATATATGGAAGAGGAACTCAATCAATTGATGAGTGAAAAGCAGAAGAATGAGGCGAATGCTAAGCAGGCCTTTGAGCAGCGCGTTAAGGAGACCAAACAGAAGGCGATTGAAGATAATATTAAGAATGCCGAAAAATCAGGTAATGTTCTAACACAGACCATTGATGATGAAGGCAATCTAGTAGGTCTTAACAATGCCAATACTCAGGAGTTCTCTCTTAAGAATAATCAGGAGACTATTTCTTCCGCAGATATTTGCGCTGAACTTTTTGAAGGCGAGAACATTGTCGTTGGTAAGTCAGATTATGGTCAGAGCCAGCTAATTAGCGGTCCTTTTGCTACAAAGAAAGATGAGTAACTAATTTAAACTAAAATAACTAAAAAATTGCTAAATATTTTAATAGAAAATTATGTAAAATATTTATCTTCTCATTTTTCTAGTTTTGTTTTTCACACTGCATTTGCAATCTAGAAATAGTCCAGGAATGAATTTTCCCATTTTGATCATCTCAATATGAGATTTGTTGAGTGGTTTTCTAGCGGACCCCACCTTTTTGCCTCTTGAATACTTGGTTACACTTTTGTATCCCTTACCATTTTTTATACTTACTTTACGGACAATTTTTTTGCCACCCATTTGATTCTTAACTTCTTTGTTTTCATAATCAAAATTTTCCATATATTATATTTTGAGATTTTTTATATTTTTCTGTATTTTAATAGCGCCTCAATATATAAATGGATGGACGCATTTTTGTAAGCCTTTTTCACATTCTTTTTGTGGGAATTTTATTTTTGTATGTTGGTTTAACGAGAGACAAAAACACTAAAATAATGTTCAACTTTCTACTTGGTTTAGGTATATTCATTATTTTGTATCATTGTTTTAAAGTATATAATTATCTTAGTGAAGGCAAACCAATATGGGTAAATCTTATTCATATCTTTATTGTAGGTCCATTAGTTGCATATATTGGTTACAATGGACAAAACACATCCAGAAAATACTTTGAATTATTATTGATGCTTGCATTTGCTTCCATTGGATATCATGGTTATTATTTAGTTCAGTCGCTTACTGCATAAAACATTTGTTAGCATATGCTAGATACCCAATTTTTTGTCAATACTGCCTTGACACTTTCTAACGCACCTTCGGTCCATCCTTGATTTCTACTAATCATTTCTCCAACTACAAGTATGCACTTTTCTGGATGTTGAGCCTTTTCTACAAAGTTCTCTCTATCTTTATACAGGGTTTTGTCTAAAGGAGTATAATAATGTGTTCCAACCGGCCAATAATAATCTTTAATGGCAGTCAAATGGAGAGAATTCGGTGGCATACCTAATGCCTTTTCCAACAAAGCACAATAAAATGCACGATTTGCAGGAGTATTTTCAAGATAATTTTTTAAAGCTATTGTATTTTTATTATCATTATAAGCAATCATATAAATGCCTTTGTTTGGATTCATAGGAATGATTCGCTGCAAAGGTCCGGGTAAAAAGGTAAAACCTTTCACATATTCTTTTAAAATTGGAATAGAAGCTGCATTAAATTTGCCATATAATCTCAAAAAAGGTTGCCCTTTAATTCCATTATATATGGGATACTCTGGTAATAATTTTTTCACACTACTTATGGTAGTTGCCAAAATTAATTTATTACAATAATATTTTACACCACTTTCGGTTTCAATCATAAATATATTGGGGCATCCATTTTGTTTGATTATTTTTGTGGCTCCACTTGAAAAACGGAAATGATCTTCCCCTATTTTTTCATAAAGTTTCATCACAAGTTTTCTCCATGGCACGTGAAATGCTTTCCAAGAAGAAGCATTGTCGTCCATCCCATAATAATAAAGAGTTTCTATAATATCTTCATTTTCGTAATCCGTATAACCAGCCGATAAAACAAAATTTTCATATTGTTTCTCTCCTAGTATGTCTTTGGCAAATTCAGAAAAGGTCACATTTTTATTGGGGTAGTTTCTGTATTTTTTTCTTAATAGTTCTATTGTTTTATTTACATCTATTGTATCAATAAGTTTTGAATGATTAAGTGCTATTTTATATTCATTCGCAGGTAAATTCATGTCAAGAAGCAATTTATGAAGTAATTTATCCTTACTTTTTCTGCCAATTCCGGCTCCGGTAACAACTTCTTCGCCATAAAACATTTCGTTGCTTGTGCGACCGCCGATCCATTTTTTTTTGAATTTTTCTAAAATTAGAAAAGACGTATTGGGTGACATTTTTTTGATATTATATGCGCTATATAAACCAGACATGCCACTTCCTACAATAATTATATCATAATATTTATCATTTGCAGATTGCATTATATATTATGATATAAAATAAAAATTATTATAACAAATATTTTATTACCACTTAGTCGTCTTCTTCACTGTTATTTTTGGGCCTCCCCCTCGTTTCTTAATAGCATTTGGATCATATTTTTCATCTTCATCATCTGATGGGATTCCTTTTGATAAATCCCAGAATTCTTTGGATCCAAGACGGAAATCGCCATGATTGTCGGCTTTGTACCAAAAAACCTGATCTTGAAGCTTGTTGGATTTGGAGTTATTATTGATAACCAAGCACTCATAATTTTCAGTGCAATTGTCCATTACTTGAGCGAAAGCGTCAAAGGTAGGAAACATTCCTGCATAGTTCTCATAAATACGCTTCCTATTCGCAATATAGTTCTCTCTAAGAATAAAAACATAATCTATATTCGTGCGAAGATTTGGCGGAATACCTAATGGATATTGCATTGTGATGATTAACATGATCTTCCAATGTCTCAATTATACCGTTTTTATTTAGACATTTCCTTCTAAAATCATTAAACCTATGCTTTTTCAATGGGCATAGCATTCTCTCGAATGGGTTTAGACTATATCTTAAGATATCATTGAAGTTGGCTAAACTTCTCAATCCCACGGGCATTTAGTCGTTGAACAATCATCATATCCTTACCATAACGGACTTAGATGACTTGCTGCGGGTTGTCTCTATTTTATACCTTTTTACTATACCTTATGTAATTAGCATAAGCCATTAATATATTTCTACATTAATTTAGTAGTATAAACCTTTCAAGATGTCTCCGCAATTTGGACGTGTCGCATATTTAATCGCTTAAATACACTAGCCATTCTTTTGAAATGACTTAGGCAAACATTTTACCATTCATAAAAAGCAATCGCATCATCTTATCACGTGCCCAGGTGTTATCATAAAGACAATCATCTAAAATAACAAATGCGCGCGGATCTATTGTACTGCGTTTATATTGTTCCATTTCCTTTTTGATCTGCTTCAAAACGGTCCTCTGGCGCTTCAAAATATTTTCAATAATCGCGACATTGTATTCATTATGGACGAATAATTTTGGCACCATTTTTCCATAAAAACCGTTTCCCTCTTCTGTTCCGGATATAACAGTTCCAATAGGAATGTCTTGCTGGTAATATAATAAGTCTCTCACCAAAAAGGATTTGCCTGTATCACGCTTTCCAATCAAGACAATGACTGGACCTTTGTTTTCATTTGGCTTGAAACTGATGGCCTTCATATCAAATTTTTTCAACTCTAATGTCATTATATTTTTAATCAATAAAAAAATGTTTTTTTAAACGTAAAAGAACCCTAAAATACTTATAGCTTTTTATAGAATGTCAAAATAATTTAGAAAAATAATTAGTTAAAACCATACATAATTTATATATTAATTACCTAATAATGATGGAGTTGAACTACCAAAAGAGGAAGAACGTAGAGCTTTTCAAAAATTTAGAAAATCCCAATTACTTAGGTCTATCTAATACCCAGAATTACATCCCCATTTATAAGAGATTTTTCTCATTAAATGAGACCAACTATAACAGCATTAATCTTAATCATAAATGGTATATTGCTTCCATTAAAGAGAACTATGCAGAAAATGAAAACTTATTGAATTGCAAGATTAAGCATATAACAAATGATACTTCTAAAAATGCAGATATTTTTTTCAAATTGGCTCCTTTATTAGATCCTTTTAAATACTTGATTGGAAAATATGACATAAATGATGAGAAATTATTTTTGTTGCCATCCTTAAACTCTGATGAAACTGACTGCAACCCTAAATTTGTAGAATTGAATAATTCTGCATATGTGGATAGTTTTTTTCTTTATTTGTCCAGTAATTTATTCTATCAACATAATTTTATTCACGGAATTAATTTTTATGGATCCTTTTTAGCTATTAAAAATAATTTCAAACTAAATATATATGATGATCTAGATTTTCTTATTAGCTCTGATTTTTTTAATAAGAGCAAAAACATTCTCTTTAAAGTAGATGATTATAGTCATATTTTTCAAAATGAAAGCGATAAAAAACCTCCCATTAAAATTGATTATAGCCAATCGTTAAAATCTAATGGTTCTATTCCATCTATTGAAAATGATATGTTTGAAGAAATTTTTGATGATGATAATAAATTCAATGAACCAGACGACAAACAAATGGGAAATAATTTACTTGAATTAGATGATGCCACTCTTACAACTGAAAATTTAAATTTCCATGACAAAGAGAATACAACAACTATACGTTCTTCCTCTACATGTTCTTCTAGAACTTCTCATACTTGCGAAGATGAAAATTCAGAAGAAAGTGATTGTGGTGAATGTGACAAAAATGAGAATGACAAGTGTCACAACGAAGAATGTGACAATGAAAACGATAATAGCAGCAGAGGTTCTCATTCAGAAAGTGAAGGATCTTATTATACTACAGATGATGAAATGTCCGATGATGATTTTGAAGAAGAATGTATTTTCGCTACTATTCCTAAGTTTCCTGTTCAAGTCATATGTATGGAAAATTGCGAAGATACATTTGACAATTTAATATTAAATAAAAATTTATCTCATGATGAATGGTTTTCTGCATTAATGCAAATAATTATGATTCTACTCACTTATCAAAAGGCCTTTTCTTTTACACATAATGACTTACACACCAACAATGTTATGTATAATAAAACTGATAAAAAATTTCTGTATTATTGCTATAATAAAACCATTTATAAGGTTCCTACATTTGGTAGAATTTTCAAAATTATAGATTTTGGACGCAGTATTTATAAATATGACGGCAAATTATTCTTCAGTGATAGTTTCAAAAATGGTGGCGATGCTGCAACACAATATAATACTGAACCTTTTTTTAACGATAAAAAACCAAGATTAGAGCCCAATTTTAGTTTTGACTTATGCCGTTTGGCTTGTTCTATTTTTGACTATGTAATAGAAGATTTAAGTGAAATTAAAAATTTAGATAAATGCAGTCCTATTCAACAGATCATTTTTGAGTGGTGTTTAGATGATAAAGGGCTTAATGTTTTATATAAAATGAATGGAGATGATAGATACCCTGACTTTAAACTTTATAAAATGATTGCGAGATGTGTTCATAATCATACTCCTGAAGCTCAACTTGAGAGAGAAGAGTTCAAAAAATACATATATTTAAAAACGGACATACCTAAGGATATTATAAATATTGATACTATGCCAGAGTATATTTAACAAATATTATGCGAGTAATAATACATTATTATTTTATAAAATAATAATATATGGATGAAAATATAGAATTAGACACTGATTATGGATTTATTATATTAAGACACGTAAATTCTGATCGGACAAATAAATATTGGAATAATTCAGTGAAATTATTAAGAAGTTTTTATCCTAATAAAAAAATAGTGATCATAGATGATAACAGTAAAAAAGAATTCTTACGCGCAGATAGTGAATACAAAAATATAGAAGTAATTCAATCTGAATTTCATGGAAGAGGAGAATTGCTACCTTATTATTATTTTTATAAAAATAAATTTTTTGATAATGCCATTATTTTACATGACAGTGTTTTTATTCACAAAAAACTACTCTTTGAAAAACTTATCGGTCTGAGAGTTTTGCCTATATGGAATTTTAACGCAGATAGTGACAATTTGTCAAATACATATCGTATATCTCGCTGTTTGACAAATTCATATGAATTGCATAAACAATTAAATACAGAAAAACATGTTTTAGGAATGTTTAAGACCAAATGGGTAGGATGTTTTGGTGTGCAAAGTTTTATTAACCATGATTTTTTGGTCCATTTACAAAATAAATATAAATTATTTAATATGTTGAATCATGTGAAATGTAGGCAAGATAGATGTTGTTTAGAGAGAATTTTAGGATGCATATTTTCATTAGAAGCCCCTAGAGTATTTATATTAAAATCCATGTTTGGAAACATTTTTAGTTATCAAAAATGGGGATATACTTTTGAACAATATCAAAATGACAGATCTCAGTTTCAATTACCAAAACCTGTTATTAAGATTTGGACTGGGAGATAAATCAGATTTGCATATTTTCAATAACATTTTCTTGAATCTCGTCTTGCTCTTCTTCTTCTTTTTGTTTAAAAATAAAAATTATATTAGATTTACAATAACAATAGAATAAGAATAGTAAGAAGAAAACAAATGCCAAGCCAAGTCCTATTATTAAATATAATGTTGCACCAGAAACAATATTATTATTATCATTTAATGAAATTATTATACCTGTTCTATTTTCCAATGTTGGTTCAAATGTCGGATTCATTGTTGGTTCAAATGTCGGATTCATTGTTGGTTCAAATGTCGGATTCATTGATGGTCTTGATGTTGGTCTTGATGTAGGTTCAAATGTCGGATTCATTGTCGGTTGCAATGTCGGTTGTAATGTCGGATTCATTGTTGGTTCAAATGTCGGATTCATTGTTGGTTCAAATGTCGGATTTATTGTAGGATTCATTGATGGTCTTGATGTTGGTCTTGATGTAGGTTCAAATGTCGGATTCATTGTCGGTTGCAATGTCGGTTGTAATGTCGGATTCATTGTTGGTCTTAATGTTGGTTCAAATGTCGGATTTATTGTAGGATTCATTGATGGTCTTGATGTTGGTCTTGATGTTGGTCTTGATGTTGGTCTTGATGTAGGTTCAAATGTCGGATTTATTGTAGGATTCATTGATGGACTTGATGTTGGTCTTGATGTAGGTTCAAATGTTGGACTCATTGTTGGTTGCAATGTTGGTTGCAATGTCGGTTCAAGTGTTGGTTCAAGCGTTGGCTCAAATGTTGGATTCATTGTTGGTTGTAATGTTGGATTCATTGTCGGTTGCAATGTTGGTTCAAGTGTTTGTTGTAATGTCGGATTCATTGTTGGACTTGATGTTGGATTAATTGTCGGTTCAATTGTTGGCTCAACTTTTGGTTGGAATGATGGTTCAAATGTTGGTATCATTGTAATAGGTCTTTTTTTACCTTTTATAATAATATTATGACATTCATATCCATTTATTCCAAATAAGATAAATAAATTTAATAGAATTATTTTGCAATGCATTATATTATATATAATATATTTTTTATATATTTATATAAAATATTTTGTTAATATATATGCATGGCATAGAAAGCATAAGAAATATTTTGAAATCAAAATTGCAATATGTAACTGACCATTTTGATGAACTAACCAATAAAGATAACCCTAATTTTGACCAAGCGATTACCGACGGAATATACAATAAACTTATTAGTTACAAATATCAAATAATTCATATTATGAATATGTCTGATTTTCCAAGTGAAGAGAGAAATAATTATGGAACTTTATTGAACGAATACAATAGAGTCATTAATGATTTAGGTCAATATATTTCTTCAACAAATGGCATTGGTGGAAGAAAAAGAACAAAAAAAGGCAGGAAACCGAGAAGAGTACCAAGAAAATACTAATTATTTTATATTACTGTTTGTGATATAAAATAATTGAAAACTAAAACTCTGGATTATCTACAAAAACGGGTGGTGCAGCACCTCCATCTATTTTTTTAATCCCATCCGATAACTGTTCCATAATAAAGTATCCAGAAACAACGCTAAAATAAACCACTAAGGCATCACGAATGAGAAGCTTCAATGGTTTGCTTTCTTTGTCTAAAAATCGCATTTCAATAAACTTCACTATCAAAAATATAATGGAAATAAAACCTGCTAACACAAAAATATTCTCCATATTAAGATACCTATTGACACTTTATTTTTTATTTTTACGCATTCTTATTTACTCTAAAACTTCAATTTCATCCAGTAATAGATCTGGCAACAAATTGATTTCTGGTTCTCCAATTACATGAACATCCAATTCACCCAATTCTGCCGGTTCTGATGAAATGTTCAACTTTCCACCTCCGCCTTCCTCTTCTTCCTCTTCCTCCTGTTGTTTTCTTTGCAGGTTACGAATGGCACTAATTTCTTCTAAACGTTCAATTGTTTTAGGTGCTTCTACATGATGAACTGCATTATTTTCATCCCTCACAAAATCGGTGTCATTAAAAGATAACTTGCTTTGGCTGGGTGTTTTAGAAATGGTCTCGTTATTTTGCTCACCACTTTGGCTACCACCACTTTGGATAGGCTCTTTATTTTCCATTTTTACTGGTTCATCTATGTATTGTTCCTTAACTTCCTCAATCACATCATCCTCCACGGTTTCATCCATATAAGCCTTCAAAATAGCTTCTACCGGAATGCTATCTCTCACAGTATTTAAAATACATTCTTGAACAATAACCTCTAATTCACGATTATGCTTTTGCATTTGAATGGGAGGAATATTTAATTCAAATAAATATACATTTTTATAAATCTTACGAGCAACATGGATATATACTTTATGAACAAAATCGTCCAATTTTGGAATGTTAATATCTATTTTCTTCTGTTTTTGACCTACACGCATTGCAGTTAGTATTTTCAATTGAATAATATGAACACATGTAATAAGGTCTTCTAAATAAGTGCAACCGCTTTTTTCTACTATCCTTTTTCTCTCATTTTCAATAATTTGAGGGTTCCATTTTGGAATGCGCGATACAAAGTTTTGAAAGGTCATTAGATATTTTTCATTTTCTCCATTCTCTTTGCATAATTTAACCGCTTCTTCTAAAATGGATTTATAACCGTCAATGATAAGAGGTGTCAAAATAGTAAGCAAACGAGCCCCCCATTCATTTTTTGATTCATGTAATGAACTTACGTTAAAATCATCCATAATTATATTTAACTTTAAATTATTTGTCTTTAAACTTATATTTTTAAAGTTAAAATTTTTTATTTCTTTTTACAAACCATTGAATCGTTTTCTTTATTCCACTTTCAATGTCTGTAAAAACCAACGATTTACCATGTTTATCATATAATTCTTGGAGTTTCTGATTTGATACGGTTTTTATAATTTGACCATCATCATAACTAGTATCAAAAACTAATCTATCTTCATAATTATATTCTTTTGCAATTATTTTTGCGATCTCTCTAATGCTTATATTGTCTTTTTCTGGAACCGATAAAATTGTATTGTGTTCATCTGAATTTGTCATTATGAACAATATATTTTCGGCTAAATCTTCTGAAAAAATAAATTGTCTTAAGGCTTTTCCACTCCCTCTTACTATAAAATCTATATTGTCTCTCTTTGCTATAAAGCATCTATGTATAAGCGCTGGCAAAACATGTGCATTTTCTAAATCAAAATTGTCATATGGTCCGTAAATATTTGTTGGCGTTACACATATAAAGTTTTTCCCAAAATTCTCCCGGTAAGCTCTGCAATGAACCTCTAACATTCGTTTTGCATATGCATATGTATAATTTGAGTTATGTGGTGCTCCATCATGTAACATATGCTCATGAATAGGATATTCTTTTATTTGATCTGGAAAAATACATGTAGATAAACATGCCACTAATTTTTCAACATTATATTCATAACAACATTTCACCACATTATAATTAATGGCAATATTTTTTTCAAACATTTCAACTTTATCATTCATATTCTTATATAAGCCACCTACACATGCAGCTAAATGAATTACATAACTAGGATTATGTTTTTTAAATATTTCTCTCGTTTGTTCTAGATCAGATAAATCCCCATCTTTCCTAGATAAAAAAATAAATTCAAACTCATGACACATTTCACTTTTTATTTTGATTGCATTGCCTACTAAGCCGCTTCCTCCAGTAACAATAACCTTCTTCCTATCGTTCATTTACATAAAACTAATATTTTCTAGTGATTGATCTAAACCCAATATCAAAAAATTCAAAATAAAAAACAATAACAATTTCTCATTTCTAATTTCTTTTCTTACTTTGTTAAATGCAGTTAGTAATTCATATTTTTTACTAATATCATTTTTTAAAATAGTATCTGTATTGTTCTCTATGAATTTGATTAAATCTATTCCGGAATACCCTTTCTCATATAATTTTGTAGAAAAATCTAAAATATCACTCGCTGCAGGTAGTTTTCCATTTTTTTCTCCAATTTTTTGCATTTCTTTTTTTAACCATTCATTCCGTTGTTTTTTAAAATCGTGTGTATGAAATGTTTGTGCAATATTGTATTGATATAAATTAATAATTTCTTCTTTTATCATAGGCTCAGGAACATATATTTCACAAAAACGTGATAATATAGGTTTTAATAAATTGTATTTATCTTCTACAACTAAGAAAAACCTTGTATTGTGACTGAATAACTCTATGCATCTTCTCAGAGCGGACTGAGCATCCATAGTAAGTTTATCAGCATTCAATAATATTATACTTTTGAACATATTTCCGCCATTTGAATTAATATGAGTTTTTGCAAAAAATTTCAAGTCTTCTCGTATAAATTTGATACCTTTTCCATGAGCGCAATTTACATATATGACAAAGTTTTTCAGTTTTTCTTTATTGTTGTCATAAATACTATCAATAAACTGTTTTACAATGGTCCGTTTCCCCGAACCCGTTGGACCATGAAAAATAATGTTCGGTATTTTTTGAATAGATTTAAAATAATTTAGTTTTTCTATTATATCTTTATGTATTTGTAATGACATTAAAAGTTACTATAATTATGGAGGTGTTTTTATATTTTAATAGAACGTAATTATTATAATATAAAAATTTATACAGCGGTTGTCAAAGAATGCGTGTATGGATTATTTCTGAATGCGGTAAGTATGTCAGGATTAATGCGTTCGCATCCAGCACATTCATTATAATATTGAGGTGTATTTATTTTTCCATATGTATTTACAGAGGGTGGGCTAGGGAAAACCGATCCTGGCGTTCCCATTCTTCCATCAAAACGATTCACATCTTGTCTTGAAATATTCACATTCATTTGCTGATTGAATATTTGGGTTCCTCCTTGATTCGCTCTATTTTGAATGGTAGATGATTTGATATCATTATTATGTTGTCTATAAGCCGCATCATAAATCATGCCACCTTGTGAAGTAGCCGCGCCACCGGGTGTGCCTATAGGCTGACAACTTGTAGTATCTCTCTGTGTTAAATCTGGAGCGGTGTAATTATTGACATAAATGCCATCCGATTGATTATTGATATTAAATGTTGGTGAATATAATGTAGTCTCTTTAATTGTTGTAGTTGTCGTATCATTAGGATTAATAACATAACTTTTAGGTACGGCGGTTCCTGCTTCGCCATATATGCGAGCATTATTGACCGTTTCTTCTTTTCTAGATGGTCTCAAAATATCCATTAAAGGTGCAATGACCGCACCAATTGCTCCGCCGAATCCACTCCTAAATATATCGGGTTGTTTTAATGTGGAACGGTTATTTTCATAATTTGTGTGACTTTTTAAATTGTTGTCACCATCTGTAATTGGACCACGACCTACGGCAGCTGAAACAGGAACATCACATGTCATAGATTGATGACGCTTGCTTGGCTCAAAATTTTCAGGAGCATAAGCTGCTTTACGATCAGCCGGCCCAGCGGGACCAGTATAATCCGTTACAATGTCATTGCGCCTAATGATTCCCATTTCTTGAATAGGCCTTAATGTTTCGCCTTTCTCGGCTCCTGTTGTAGTCAGCCAACGATCTTGTGTATTAATGAAAAAAGTATCGGGTCTTTGTTTCTCTACACGACCGATAACGCCTACATTTTTAATTGCAGATTGTGCTGGACCTTCGTGATTGATTAACTGATATTCCAATTTAGGATTTGTAGCAACTCTCATTTGATCTACAGTATAGGGTAACCATTTATCACGAGCCTCCATTCCAGAGTTATAACCACCTGTACCATTTACACTGTAACCTTTGTCTAAACCAGGACCAACCATCACAGTATCAAAGGGCTTTACATTATTATTTCTCATGCCCGGATTGACACGAGATTGGTAAAAATCACTATTA